ACTCCCTCTCTAGGGTCTCTTTACGCCACAGAGTCTTCTCTGCGGCTCTTGTGTTAGGCAAAGCTTCTAGCTTGTGCCATTCAAGCCTGCGATACTTGTTGCCCATAAGTCTTCCATGAACTTTAGGTGCACGAAAGTCTTTACCTTGCTCTTTGAGCTTCTCCCATACAACCACCGAGTGATTGTCTTTGTGTGTTCTTGACATTGCTCTCCCCTATGAGTGCGAAAAGACCCCCACCACACATACCTGATAACAGCCACCGAAGTGCTTCTGTCACCTGGCGTTACATGCGGTGAGGGTCTTGCTTGTGTGTGGCAGTAGCTTTTTTGCTACCAGCCTACGATGTATGAGTTGACGCCTTGCTCGACAAGCTGGTTCATCTGCTTGACGATGGTCTTCATACGCTTGTTGGTGCTCTTCTCGTCGTTCAAGAAGGCGGTTGTGCCTGCTGGTGCTGTTAGAGCTAGGGTCTTGCGCAGTGCTACACGCTCGTGCCACAACTCTCGGTAGGTGTTGACCATCTCTGTGGTTACGCCTGCCCCGTGTGTGGCTTTGGCGCGTGGCTTGCGTGGCTTTGGTGCGGCTTTAGCTTTTGCCTTAGGTGCTGGCTTTGCGGCTAGAAGACCACGAACGAACGCTAGGTCTTCAGGGGTTAGAAGCAGTGCTTCGTATCCCTGTGGGATTGTTAGAACTTTGCGAGTTACTGCCACGCTTTCTGCGCTTGCCTGTGCTCTGGTGCTTACTCTGGTCATGATTGACCCTTTCTGTGTGTTTGCTGTGAACGGTTGTTCACAACCTGTGAGTTCGCTGTGAAGCGAAGCCCACGCCTAAAGGCATCTGCATGGCACATGCGCCTAGGCGCAAGCACCGCTAACTAGCAAACACATAAAGCTCGTGTTGCTTATCCACGCATGGCATAGTCGGTGCTCACTAAGTAAGACACTCAAGCATAGGTTCGTTGTTCTGCAACCAGTGAACTCAACTCACACAACGATGCAACGGTTAGCAACCAATGCAATGCACACCATGCGCCCGTGTTACCGACACGGAAACTTGACGAACTCTGAGAGTTCGCTGTGAGTAACAGACCCGATAAAACTAAGTCTGAGAGTTCGCTGATAGACGACACACTCGCCACGGTTGCATGGTTTAGGCGTGTCTTTTTTGCGACATGATTATTATGCCATACCCCCGATTCTCAGAAAAGTATTTTAGACAACGGTTTTTTACAGCGAACCCCCAGGGTTAGTCTGAAAGTTCGCTGAGAGCGCGCCAGGGCGCAGACCTACATCGGGTTACATTTGTTAGGCAGTAGCCTTTTTCGAGCCTGTACGAGCCCGTACGAGCCGTTTTAAGGCATAGGGCGCCCCTGTACAGCCTGTGGGGTCTGTACGAGCCGATACAAAGAGATATAGGGGCGTTTTTACCCTTAATTTGCCCCTGTATTGTGGCACACTTGTTTTATTAGACTTAAGGAGCCCAAAATGGCAAAAAAACCAAACTACGGAGTTAGAAAATTTGGTGTAGGAGCAGCTTTTACAGGTGCCGCTGCCGAAATTGGCCGCAGAGTAGGCGAACACCTTGGTGGACAACCATTCCAGGTAGACGGTACCAAGTCTGTACCTGACGTGTATGGTGGCGCTGCGCACACTGTACCAACTTGGGTAGACGCTACTCAGCCAATGTTGCATGCTGCAGCACAACACGGAGGTAAAGTAGGCGCAGTTGCAGGCACTCTCCTTGGCGCTGGGGTTGCCTACCACTTGCTAAGCAACCAGTTCGGCAAAGGCAAATAGCCACACACACCTATACAGGGGCGTTTAACAGCTAACCAACCAAAAAAAGTACTGGGTCGGAAAAAAGTTTTGCCCCGTTTGGACAATTAATACCAAGAAATACTTTGCGTTAGTTTGTTACAATCTTCTTAGACATGCCAACTGGGTGTCTGTAAATAATACTATGCTACGGGCAGTATGTAACCGTTCGTTCTCATTTGAGATTGTAACCGTTCGCTCTCATAGCACAGCTGTCGTCTAAGGAGACAACGTGTACTATAAAGAATCAGACTGGTCAAAAGACCCAAAGAAGAGCCCTCATGGGGATTTCTACAAAGACTATAAAACTCTCCCCTCAGCAAAGCCCGTTAAAAAGCCTGCGGTAACGGTAAGCGACCTTTTCCCAAGTATTTCTCGTTGGGGTATTGGCTTTGACCCCGTGTTTGCTCACCTACAGTCGTTTACTACGTCGACTAGCGCCCCTTCATACCCTCCGTACAACGTCAAGAAGCTTGAGAACGGAACTTGGCGCATTGACGTTGCTGTTGCAGGCTTCCGCAAGGACGAGCTCAAAATTTGGGTAGAAGACCGCACGCTGACTATCCACTCAGACCCTGTGTTTGGAGAGGTTGACGCAGAGCTGGAAAACGCTGAGGTCATTCACCAAGGCATCGCCCAACGTAACTTCACCTTAAACTTCGCTCTAGCTGACTACGTAGAAGTCGACAAAGCAGAGTACTCTGACGGTATCCTCACAGTCAAACTGACCATGAATCTTCCTGAAGAAAAAAAGCCAAAAGTAGTTGACATTATTTAACGCACATTGTTAAACTAGTATTACTCATAGTTCCTCCTTTCTTTCTATGGGTGTGTGTTGGTTATAGTGCCCCTAGAGTTATCCCCCTTTCCTCTAGGGGCACTTTCAAAACTAAATAATGACCATTAGCTCAACGGCAGAGCAGAGAGCTGTTAACTCTAAGGTTCCTGGTTCGAATCCAGGATGGTCAGCGACCCGCAAAGACGGCAGTGTGGTAACTGCTTAGTCGGAGCTAGCCAGATTGTAGTCTCGGTCTGTTGAAAGGTGGCGAATGCCATGGGACTCGTAGGTTGGGTATACCAATACTTATAGCCTACGTATGCGGATGTAGTTTAATGGAAAAACAAGTCCCTTCCAAGGATTTGATGCCAGTTCGATTCTGGTCATCCGTTCGATGAGAGTGACTTCTCGTGTTAGGTGCTAGTGCCGAATTACTAGATGGTTGGGTCTGTGACCATAGAAGCACAGCGGGTATACCAAACCCCTTAGTTCGTAAGGATACGGCAATGGTGCTCCTACTCGGAGGTAGTAGCGCATAGAGTCGGTGGTGGTAGTCTTGTCAACTACGCACCACAACATATCGGAGTAGAGCAGCTCGGTTAGCTCGCCAGCCTCATAAGCTGGAGGTCGCAAGTTCGAATCTTGCCTCCGAAACAAACAGCAGTTCCTTTCGTAACGGTATGAACAAGATACGCAGCCCTACGGAACTACTGGTCTTACCACCCTTTGCTGCGGCAGGTGATAGGATAACAACTGGATAGATGAAGCGCACTTGGAAAGCTGAAATACCCTTTTCTCGCCTCTCGCTGTCAAGTAATGCGCTAGGCGGTTGCTGCTTCAGAATCACGGCGGCTACTTGCAAGGACACGTCGAAACGCATTGCACCTATTATAGAAGCCCGAAAGGGTCGTATATAATTATGAGCGTTTCTGACGAAGCAGTATCGTCGGGACTGTCCATCTGAAAGGGCTTGAAAAGAATAGCCGTGGGTTAGACTCCCACATCAGAAACGCTTCGCCTTTCCTGCCTTTGCAGGACGGGTAACGGGAGACCTTCGGGTTCTCCTAGCAGGGTTTGGTCTCCCGCATTGCAAATACGGCCAACATATGTAACACCCCGACTTATGTCTGCAACTCGTAACTGAGGGGCACCCCGAAAGGGTTTAAGCCATAAGAGGTAAAAAGGTTTGGTCTCCAGTGTATGCGAAACGACCAGAGCTGTAGTGTAATCAGGTAGCACGGTGCCTCAGGGAGCTCCCAGAGGATGTACACACAGGTTCGAGTTCAAATCTCGACAGCTCACTAAAGGTCGGTGGGATAAGGTGCGCACCATAACCCCACTACGTGCCAATCTGTTATTGGTGACCTTTAAACTTGAGTAAGTCGTTGACCCTCCTACTAGCTGGAGATGCCGATGACTTACTCTTAGGGGCTGCTATGGTTTCGTCATTGTCTTAAAGCCGCTTGTCGGAGGATGATGCACAAGGGTTCGATTCCCTTCAGCTCCACCAATAAGAAACGCCCCTACGTGACCGTAGGGGCGTTCTATGTTTAAGGCTACTGACTGCCCCAACCGCTACCTCGGAAGGTCACAGCGCCCACTCCAGGTAGCTTAGCGCATTGTTCCTGACACTTGTCACACAAGATTTCAGGATTGTCGGACATTCCGTGGTCTACTTCTCGTTTTTCACCACAGGTGTTGCATTTGTAAAGGTATAGCGGCATTACTTATCTCCTGGTAGGACTAGTTTTGTACGGGATAGAACTTGCATCTTGTGCTCGTACTGTTTCATCTCCGACACAAACACTTCGTGACTTTTCATCAAGAAGCTCTTAATAGCCTCACGCTGCTCTTCAATCTTGTTTTTGGTGGCAGTTACTGTGGTTTCATCTAGTTCTTCTAGATTCTTTTCAAATACAGCTACTGCGTAGTCTAGTTCGCGCTGGGCGTTGGCTGCTTGTAGCTGTGCGGCTTCCCAGCGCGCCTCTGCTGCTTCTTTTTTCTGCTCTGGCTTAGACATAAGGTGTAATGTCCCTAATTAGGTCTGGCTTTGGCTTAGCACCGACTTTAGTCCAGATGTGCTCACCATTCTTGTACAGAATCATTGTAGGGATGCTGTTGATTCCCAGTTCTTCTACAAGCCCAGGGTTTTCATCCGCATTTACTTTCACCACGGTTAGCAGCGCCACATCACGTTCTAGTTCTTCTAGGATAGGCAGCATAACCTTACATGGCTGGCACCAGGTTGCCCAAAAGTCCACCAGGACTAGCGGTTGGTTGAGGACATCCTCATCCCACGTTTCTTTTGTTATGTCTTTCATTCTTCTCCTTACGGGGCCACACGGCCGTTTTTAACAAAGCTTGAGTAAGTTATAGGCATCATTTCTACAAAATGCTCTTCCATTTGACGAGCTACTTCTGCAATCTCCCACTGAGGAAACGATGGGTAAGTGCCCTGCTCTTCTGAACGAAGGCTAAGGAAGTTCATCAGGCTACGAGCGTTCATAGTGACGTACATAGAACTGTAGATGTTTAGTGGAAGTACCATACGGGCTACTTCACGTGCTACACCTGCTGACAGCATAGTCCTGTACGCTTCGTAAGCACCCGTAGATTGGTCAGTAATGTTGTAATCAACAGTATTCATCTGTACGTCATCGCCATCTTCAAAGGTGTAAGCACCAGGCTTACCAATCTGAATGAGCTTACGGTTCTCGTCTGGAACGTAGAACACAGGCTCTAGCTCCTTGTAGCGACCACTCTCTTCGTTATAGGACGCCATACGGTGACGCATAAACTCACGGAATACGAAGATTGGGGCTTCAATGCGGAAAGTAAACACAGCGTGCTCAAAGGGCGAGCCGTGGCGGTCACGCATCAAATAGTTGATTAGCCCCTCATCCCTGGAAGCGTCATCAGCCACGCTACCACTGCTAACACGAGCACTGCGTACAACGCTGTGGTCCCCTCCCATTGAGTCAATTAGTTCTACAGCCATGTCTGAGCGGTATGTCATGTTGTGTTCCATATTATTTCACCTTGTAAAAAAGAATAACGAATACGTGTTTACCCCAGTAGAAGTCTAGAGTCCACTTGTTGGTGCTTACAGGCTTCCATAGTTGGACTCCGTAAGCTGGTGCGTCGTTTTGATAGTACCGCATCTACTTATTTCACTTTTCGGAAAATTGGGCGAGCCAGTAGGATTGTTCCTACCCATGCCCAATAGTTTAGTGGATTTTGAATCAACGCCATTACAGTCAATGGCAATAGAAATAGTGTTAGTAGACTCACAATAAGTTTGGCGATTAGTGTTGTTGCTTTGTCTTTACTCATAGTTGTTCTCCGTTTTCGATTTTCTTCCTGCGAGTAACTGATTTGGTCTGAGGCTCGTCTTTCAACGACAAAAAGTGCTGAAGACGTTGACGGTTGTAGTCCGAATAGTGGTCGTTTAGTGCCATAAGGTCTAGCTTCAGCTTCATGTATTTGATAGCGTCTTTGCTGTAGTACTCACCCTCTTTTGCAGGGCGTAGAGGACCTTTTCTGTCAAACCAGCTCCACTTGATTACAAAGAGCCATTGCTTTAGTGTTTTTGGCTGGATGAACTCTCGCAGGGTGTGGCGAGACTTTGTCATGCGTGTTAGGTATTGATTTGTAGCATCGTTGTTCATTTGTTTTCCCCTTTAATAAGAGCAGAAATCATTTTCTTGTGGTCATAATCTAGATAACCCCAAACATCAGAGTTTTCTAGCCTCACGGTGATGTTATGTTCAGTGAGTTTTCCGCCCATACGAACACGCTCAGAACGCCATTTAGCAAACTCTTGACCGCCAATCTTGTAGGCAAGCCATAAAGCGAGTTTTAACCTCATTTACTTCTCTCCTTTGATAAAAGCGATAAACCGTTCCCAAATAGACGGAGTGTGAACTACACGGCACTTAACACAGTCCTGACGGAAACCTTCAACATCTGGGTACCAGATTTGACCGAAAGCACCCTTTTCTTCACAGGTAGGGCAAAAGTCTTGATAAGGCATGTCCTTTACCTTTTCACGCCAGTCTTTAGGCATAGTATCCCGCCAAGCACGTTCTGTTTTAGTTAGTGGTCGGTTTTCTTCCTCATTCCAATCCAAAAACTTTAGGATGACCCACTTTGTGACTGGAGTAGTTGCTGTGTGATAGGAGTAAAGGTCGTAAACTAACTCCCACCTCTGGTTACATTCGCACTGCCATACAGAGCCAACGTCTAGGTGACGTTCTGCGACAGGTGGAATACACTTGTGAACTTCGTAAATGATTTTTCCGTTCATTTGTTCTCTCCTTTGATAAGCCCCACAAGGTCAGTTGTAAGTTCTTGTGGGCTTCCATTTCCATAAATGTGATATGCCAAAATCGAATAGGTTTCATCTTCTTCTAGCAGTTTGATAATACGTTCACGTTCACGAATAACCCCCAAATCAAAAAGGGTCTGCGACTGGTCTAAAGACTGACGACGGCTCAACTCTGAATCGCCAATCTCACCATCAAGCCATTGCTGATAGTTATCGCTCATTAGTTTCCTCCTTTGATAAGAGCAATAAGATGCTTGGTAGGGAATGGACGAGGGCAATCTCCCTCACCGCACCATTTAGATTTACCATGCTTCTTCAGCAGTTTGATAATGCGTTTTTCAGTTGCTTTGACAGCAGATAGTTCTAGAGCATGAACCTCTTCTAGCGTAAACAGCTTACTCATGTTATTCCTTTCATAGAACCCCTACGCAGAATCGAACTGCGACTGAGAGGGTAGAAACCTCTTGTAAGAGTCCATCATTAGGGGCTAAAAATCGTGCTCTTCGTATGATTCCAACATACCAGCTTTTTCTACTCTGCGCCAATGCTCACGAGTTCTATGGCAGTTAGCACAAACTAAATCGCATTTGGCCATTTCCGCTTTTACTACATCAATGCTATTGGTGTACGTTTTGTAGTTAGCAATGCCAAACAACTTTACAAAATCAGGACGGTGGTCATACTCTAGGATGTAGTACGCGTAAAACTGCCCGCAATCTGAGCATGGGTTAGTTTCTTTTTGGTGACGTACATACTTGTCAATAGTTCCACGTAAAGCAGTTGTTCGGGTTTTAGTTTTAGCTTTTTGCCCTAGCCCTAAATGGTACGAGATGTTGCCTTTAGAAGTTCCTACAGCATGCGCAATTTGGTTGTAGCTGAAGCCTTTAGCTTTTAGCTCTCGGATAGTTTTACCTAAGTGTTTTGGCGCAGCCATGTTACCTCCGTGTATGATACCAGACTACCGCTTAGCCCAATAAGTAGCAAGTAGTTTGCCATACTTAGAAGATGAGTAAAAACAACGAGTTTGAACTGCAAAAACCTTTGCATAAGAGGACCGCTACTGTGCTGTTTGACCTAGACGGCACTCTTGCAGAAAACATGAAATATGAGAAGCATCACAAGGGCAAAAATGGTAAACACCCAGGATTTGCTCAAGAAGCTTTGAACGTAGGGGTCAATGAGGACATCCTAGATAAAATGCACAAAGCTAAGTCTGCTGGAGATAACGTGGTTATCCTCACTGCTCGTAGCGCGCATTATCGTGAAGAAACTAAAAAGTGGCTACACAAAAACCACATTCCTTATGATGCGCTCGTTATGCGCCCAACGGATGACGCTAAAGAGAGCGATAAGAAACTTAAGCGGGAACTTCTAGAAGAAGACATCTTGCCTAAGTTTGACGTAAAAAAAGCGTACGATGACAAAAAGAAAAACGTTAAAATGTTCAGAAAATTGGGCATTGATGGAAAGTTGGTCAAGGAATGAGTGGAGAGATGCTAAGCTGCGCACAACTGAGAGCTGCGTCAGCTAACCAAGGGGTTTACGATGATAAAGGTTCCCAGTCTAACTCTGGCTCAGTAAGCCTAGTAGGGTCAGCAACAGGGCCTTCAGACACCACTGTGAAATACGGGGAAAAAGCATGACCGCACCACTACAAGGTCACCCTGTATTGGCAGGCCAGTTTGCAGAACCTCACTTACAAACCACTGGAATGTACGCAGGTCCTAGAGGAGAGGTCCTACCAAGAGGTGCGCTAAACCCTCCTCAAGATACTACCGTCTATGCAGGTTCGTCTGGAATCTTCTGGGACCAGATGCCTGCCGTAATCTCAGGTGCAACAAACTACGCTGGGGTTAGCACGATTACAGGAGTGCCTATGGGAACTCCTGAAGACGCGGAGTCTGGTAAAGTAGGTGGAGGTGCTGCAAAAGCACAAATCCCAGATTATGGTGGCACAGCTGCCTATTAAGGAAAAAAGGAAAAAGATGAAAGCTATTGACGCAATCAACAAACTGAAAAAATACGAAGGTAAGCCTCGTAAAGTTTACCCTTGGCTACCAACTGTTTGGGCACAGGGACACGAGTATGACTGTGCTGCCGCTGTCTCATGGGTTCTAGGAATTACTCCTGAGATTGTCTCATGCGGTGACCTTGTAGACTACTTTAAGCACAAGAAGCAGTGGTTCACTTCAGGTGTTCCAGTTGCTGGTGACCTTGTTATTTTTGACTGGGAAACTGCTGCCAAAAACCCTAAGGCGACTATGGGTCACGGCACTATCAACCATGACCACGTTGGCATTGTTATCAAAGCTGATAAGAATGGTGTTTGGGTTGTGAGTGCAGACTCAACTACTCCAACCCCTGGTCTGGTGTCGGAATACAACCACAGTATTAGCTATCGCTACATCTTGGGTTATGGACGCCCAGGTTACGCCAAATAATGCTTGAAAGAAAACCCCTAGCGCCTAACAACCGCAAGCCGCCTAAATTGGGAACAGAGTTTACTCGGGCAGTAAAACTGTACGATAAATCTCCTATCAATAAACCTAGTATTAGGCTTTGGGCCCGTAGTGGTCGTCAAAACTCTGAAGGTTTTGGTGGCGGTAACCGCATTACCTAACATTTACCCTGTATAAAAGCCCTCTATAAGTCACAATCTTATAGAGGACTTTTATTTTTTAAAGGAGACATTATGTCAGCCAAAACTATTGCCACTATTAAATCAGCTTTTTTCTCGTATCTTGAGGCTGGAGTTGCTTCGGCAGTAATCCTTTTCCTTAACGGTGGCGTAAATCAGCCACTTGACCTCTTGTGGGCGTTCCTTGCAGGGTTTATTGGCCCTATTGTAAAGGCCCTTAATCCTCTGGATAAAGCATTGGGTATTAACACCAATAACCTTCCAAAACCAGCTACTGGTGATGTGCAAACAACCGCTATTGCGGAAGACATCGCTGCTAAAGTCACTGCTGAAGTCGAAACTGCAGTAGAGCCTGCAATTGACGCAGTAGCTAAGAAGATTGTTAAGAAATAGCTTCCAGTAAAACTAGGTAGAAAAGTCGGTGAACCCAGTGGACTGGTTACAAATTTTTGCACTAATTGGCGTAGGAGTTACCATTATTGGAGGAATCGTGGGATTTCTTAGATGGATTACCACCAGAGTGCGCAACTTTGAAGAACAAGTAAACATTTTTATGCGTGACTGGCAGGGTGAGCCTGCTGCTCCTGGCAGAGATGCTGTTCCTGGTGTTATGGCCAGGCTAAATAACATCGATGGTGAGCTTAAGCACAATGGGGGTTCTACCATGAAAGACGCAGTAAAACGTATTGAGCGCACTCTGGAAAACATTGAGCACCGACTTATAGACGGTGACGAAAAGTTTAACAAGGTAGAATCAGAAATAGCCGAGATTAAAAGGAACGCAAATGAGCATTAATAGTACAGGTGCGGGCGGTCTGCTAATGGCCTTAGGCAGAGGATTCGACAATGTCATGTCTATGGGCAGTAAGCACCAGCAAGAACTGCAGAAGATGGCTGTTCAGCACCACTTTGATTCACTAAAGCTAGGGCAAACTCACCAAAATAACATTGCTCTTGCTACACACAAAGTTGCTGGGGAGATTGTAGCTGCCCGTGCAAAGCACGACCTTTCTGAGCAGGCTAGAGACAATGAGCACCAAAGACTAATCCAGAGAACTCAAGCTGGAAGTTTGGCAAAAATTAACGAAGGTCGTGCTACTGCGAACAGCCGTAGAGCAGATGTTCGTCTGGCTATGAAGCACCTAGAGTCTGGGGTTACGCTAAGAAACGGCTCATTCTCTGTGGATAGACCTGACCCAACTAAACTTGCCAGTGCTAAAGCTAGAAAAGAAGCCGTCATTGCGCACGTTAAGCTGAACAACGATAAGCGTGTTGGTCTAGCTAAGAAACAGTCTAGCTACGCTAACCTCGTTCAACTTCACGGTGGTCAGGAAGCATTGGCCAAAGAAGCCATCAGTAACCACGAAAAAACTTTGAATGCCCCAAAACCTACCCCTAAAGGAAAGCCTTAATCATGGCAGTATGTGCTAACTGTACTCAAGAAGCCCTGTATACTTACCCTGTTAGTGCAGGCTACAACCTGCACTATTGCCAGTACCATCTGCCGAAGTTCCTAACCTCTCGCAGAGATGCTGGTCTTTTACCTATAATTGAGGACGCTCCTGCCCCTAAAGCAAAGAAAAGCGCAGCAGTAACACCTGAGGAACCTAGTGCCCTTAATTAGAAAGTTCGCTGTTCAGGGACATGCCGTCCCTAATGGCCCACACAGACCTCAAGGTCCGTTTCCACAGGAAATTTTTGCGCAAGCTCCCGTGGTTTACGACGACTCTCACTCGGACTCATTACACGAAGCATTAGACGATGTCCGCATGTTTGTTTGCAAATTTTGCGGAGATGTTCTCTACGAGGAAGAAACCGATAATCATGATTGCGAAAGCGAGTAAATAATGCCATCAAACAGCGGTCACGCTACTGATACTTCAGGCAACATCCAAGTGGATTTTGTTTGGGGAAACTTCCCAAGTCAGCCTAATGACTTGCGTACCACCAACACTGACACTGCAACTGCTACCTCTACCACTGACCCAGTGACTGGTGGAAGCAAGCGCCTTGTGCCAGGAAAATCTAACCACGACATTGTTCTTGGTGCATGGAACGGCTACCCTAGCTATGTTCCAAACGACCTAGGCGAGTTTACTGGAACTGCCTACAACTACACCCCTTTCATTGCTGTGCCTAACGTTCTAGGTCTTGTCCTGGCTGATGCCAAGGACGGTCTTCGTGACTCAGGCTACCAGGACGCTAACGTTAAGACTGGTACTGCACAGACCAACACTGCTAAAACTGTTACTGCGATTGCTCGTACCGCTGGTTCGACCACCGCAACTATCACCGCCACTGGCGCTGGTGCACAGTACCCTGTAGGAACCAAGATTACTATCTCGGCACTTACTACCCCTAACACTGAGTTCAACGGAACTTGGACTGTTACCGCTGCTGCGACTAACACTGTTTCATTCGTATCGAGTGCTTCAACAGTTGTTTCACAGTCAGCTCTAACTGGTTCAGTTGTTGGTGTAACTGGAACTATCTTCTCACAAAGTGTAGCTCCTTTGGCTAACTCGATTACTGGTACTGCTGACATCACTGTCGTAGCTTACGCATAGTAGGTACTAATGGCTAACGCAGGCGTTCCACCAGAAGGATGGTCTTCATCCGAGGTGCAACGCCTGCGTTATGCACATGACGCTACTACTTCGTTTGCTCCAATAGACCAGGCTTCTTTGGGAAGATACGCCCCAAAATACGAAGAAGATTACCGCGATAGAACTAGAACGTTCACAGATGCTGCTGGAATCACGTACGAAGAAGACTACGCTGCTCCTGAAGCTCCTGCAAGGTTAACTGACTTACCAACTTCTTCTACAAACGTGAACAAACCTAGAACAGTTGCCGCAGGCTATGACGCTAAAAGACAGGTCATGACCGTGGTATTCCGTGATGGAACGGTGTACAACTACTACGATGTAACTACCGACCAATGGATTGGTTTTCACAACTCAATCTCAAAAGGTCGCCCATGGCTAAATAAGTTTGGCCCAAACACCCCAGGTGAGTTTATCCACCACAGGCAGGGTCCTGCCGACATGTCAAATGTCGACCCTAGAGATGCACAAGAAATTTATGCAGTGGTTGCCACTGCCCAGACCAGATACAAGACTAAACGTTTCTACAAAACTCAGTCTGGTGGTAAAACTATTGTGGCTCAAAGAGTGCTGAAAAATGCGCACTCACTTTCTAAACTTTCTCCTAATAGCCAAGTGTCTAAAGGTTACGGAGTTAATCCAGCAAAGAACAAAGGTAAAAACCCCAAATAGGAACACAATGCCAAAAATACACAACATCGGAAAACAACACTTTGTACAAGTACTCACTAACTTTAGAGTTGTCTGGGGTAAAAAAGTAGTAGTTCGAGGCTACACTAACGAAATCGATTACCCATTCAGGCACTCTTCGCCACTTATAGTAAGACTGCCTTTTCACAAGGCACTAGTATTGGGTAAGTGGGCAGGCCACTATACGGATGAAAAAACTGCGCTAAACGCAGCGATACATGGACGGGTATTAACTGATGAAGATTTTGAAGAGGGCTGGACAGCCCCAGCTTACCGCAATTCAGAGAAGAGTAGCTAGCCTAGCTACTCCTGAGCTAGTCTCTTGGGTGGAGAACGCTCTTTACACTATTGGTAAAGAGATAACCCACCACCAAAAGACGCGAAACATTGACGCGCTTTATGAGATGGAGCTTGGGGCACAGGCGCTACTCGCTATTACACAAGAGTTGAAAAAGAGAGCTGAGAATGAACTTCGCTAACGAAGAATCCCAGTTTGAAGAGATTACCCCAGAATACTTCTCTGAGGGGCACGAATCTCAGTTTGAAGAGTTTGAAGAAGACGTACTTGATGAGCTTACCCAAGATTTTGTGGATGGGCTAATCGATAAGATGATGAAGTTCATGGTGGTTCTTGTAGGCCATGCGCTTCACCCTTACCAAATACCTTTGGCTAGAAGAATGATGGAATCAGTCATTATTGGCGACGGTGCCGAAGTAACTGCGCTAGCAGCTCGTCAGTCAGGCAAATCGGAAACGGTAGCAGATACCGTAGCTACGCTAATGATTCTTCTGCCTATCCTTTCTTCTCGGTACCCAGACCTTTTGGGAAAGTTCAAAGACGGACTGTGGGTAGGACTTTTTGCACCTACTGAAGGTCAGGCAGAAACCCTTTTTGGCAGAACCGTAACTCGTTTGACTTCTGAGAGAGCACGAGAGGTTCTGGGAGACCCTGACATTGATGACTCTGCAGCACGTGTTGGTGGAGTTACTAAAACTATCAAGCTCAAGCGTTCTGGGTCGATTATGACCATGATGACCGCTAACCCTAGAGCAAAGATTGAGTCTAAGTCGTTTCATCTTATTGTTATTGACGAATGCCAAGAAGCTGATGACTTTGTGGTTGCCAAATCAATTAGCCCTATGTTGGCGTATTACGCTGGCACAATGGTAAAAACAGGAACTCCTACCACCTCTAAAAACAACTTTTACAAAGCTATCCAGCTAAATAAACGAAAACAAACTGGGCGAGGTGTTCGACAAAACCATTTCCAATGGGACTGGCGTGAAGTAGCCAAGGTTAACTCTAACTACGCTATTCACATTGAAAAAGAAAAACTGCGTATCGGAGAGGACTCTGATGAGTTTCAGATGTCGTATAACTGCAAGTGGCTTCTTGAACGAGGTATGTTTGTTACATCTACCATTATGGATGAGCTGGGTGATACTTCTCAAGAGCTCGTCAAGTCATGGCATTCCACCCCTGTTGTGGTCGGAATCGACCCTGCTAGAAAAATGGACTCCACTGTTGTCACAGTTGTCTGGGTGGACTGGGACAGACCTGATGAGTTTGGTTATTACGACCACAGAGTTCTCAACTGGCTGGAACTACAAGGCGATGACTGGGAAGAGCAATACTTTCAAATTGTTAACTTTCTTCAAAACTATGACGTACTCGCAATCGGAGTAGACGCCAATGGTGTTGGTGACGCAGTAGCTCAACGTTTGAAAGTACTACTAGGAAGAGCAGAGGTTATTTCTCTAACATCGTCTCCAAGTGAACAGTCTTCTAGATTCAAGCACCTGCAGGCACTAATCCAGAGAGGAATGCTGGGCTACCCTGCCCATGCTAAGACTAGGCGACTACGTGTATGGAAACGTTTCTACCAGCAAATGAACGATGCTGAAATCCAGTACAAGGGACCAAACTTCATGGTTGCTGCGCCAAAAGAAGCTTACGCCCACGATGACTTTGTAGACTCATTAGCTATTGCGTGCAGTTTGACTAAAGAACTTACGATGCCAGAAGTTGACGTTAGCACTAGCCCATTCTTCTAATCATTATCTGCAATCTTTTTTAGCAACAAAAACCAAACATAGTTCGTTAAAGTGTTTAAAGGAAATACTAGTTCCTTTCCCACCCTATTTAAGGAGTTCCCATGGGTCTCGCCCCTGCACCACAATTCCCAGAGCGTGCGCCACAGGCGTATGAACTAAAGCCAGCTGGAAACCTAGAGCGTCGTGGACCTCTTCGTTTTGAAGAAGGCATCGCAACCGACACTGACGTACCTAGTGACTTTCAGGTAGGAATCCAGAATGGCTTTGCAGCTGCTCCAGGTCGCCCAAACCGTAACGCTCCAGTATGGCAGAAGCCTGCTGCTGAAACCTTGAGCGAACGCGCTCACGTAGGTTCGGCATCATGGATTGAAGCTCCAACCTTCCTTTCAGAGTTTGCTCACGGCTCGTTCTCACAGAACGCAGAACAGCTTATCGAAACCAAGGTTGTAACTGGTGGACGCAACGTCCGCTTGAACGCAACTGTAGTAAACGACTAAAACCGTTTAGTACCTTATCCCTACTTTATGAATGTAAAGTAGGGATAAGGACATTGGTTGAGGAGCTCGCATGTCACAGGTACCACTAAACGAAAAGCTTTACGCCATGGTTGTAACCCAAGCTAAAGCCAAATATAGAATCTACCCTAGCCCAGGTGCATCGCACTGGGTACACCGTCGTTACCTTGAACTTGGCGGAAAGTTCCAAGACTCTACCGATGTGACTTATCGCAAAAAGCTTGCTGCTAAAGCGGTAGAAGCTGCTCGACACAAAAAGCTTGCCCATGGGGAAGACCGTAAGAGCGAGCCCAAAGATTCAAAAAAAGAAAAGCTAGCAAAGCTCAAAAAGAAATCTGGAGATAAAAAGTAATGTCTTTTACAGACTTTTCTCCACCTAGTTATAGAGCTGCGTCATCTGACCTAACCATCTCTATTTCACCTCTTGGTCTAGTAGAACTTGCTGATGAAGAGTTCGAGGTTCACGGTCCTCGCTTAAACCGTTACTCGCTTAACTGGGCTATGTACCTCGGACACCACTGGGGCTATCGTAGAGAACAAGGCGAAATGCAAATTTCGCTCAACTACTACAGAACTTTCTTAGACTATATTTCCAGATTTACTTTTGGTAATGGAGTTCACTTCCGTAGCCCTAAAGCTACTGAGGCAATCATCCCAGACCGCCTAGAGAGAGTTTGGACCGTAGACAACGACAAACAGCACATCCTATTTGAGATGGCTCAGCTTGGCGGTATTACTGGTGACTGTTTCGTTAAGGTTGCTTACGAAGAGGCTTGGGAAGACAGCATTGGACGTTACCACCCTGGAAGAGTTCGCATCCTTCCTTTGAACTCAGCATTTGCTTTCCCTGAGTTCCACCCACATGACAGAACCCGCCTTCTTCGCTTCAAGCAGAAGTACCGTTTCTGGGGAACCTCACTAGAAGGTACCCGTCAGGTATTCACTTACACCGAAATTCTTACTGATGACGTTATTGAGGAGTACGTTAATGATGAGCTTATTGACAGCCGCCCGAACCCTTTGGGTCAGATTCCTGTTGTCCACATTCCTAACATTCCTGTATCTGGTTCGCCTTGGGGTCTTTCAGACGCTCACGACATTATTGCCATAAATCGTTCGTACAATGAAATCGCCACTGACATAGCGGACATTGTGAACTACCATGCAGCTCCTGTAACAGTTATCGTTGGAGCAAAAGCCTCTAACCTTGAAAAGGGTGCTAAAAAGGTTTGGGGAGGTCTCCCTAAAGACGCAAGCGTGTTCAACCTTGAAGGTGGCGCAGCAGGTATTCAGGGTGCGCTAGAGTTCATGGACAGACTAAAGATGTCTATGCACGAAATCATGCAGGTTCCAGAAAATGCTCTAGGGCAGTCTCAGGCAATCTCTAACACCTCAGGTGTTGCTCTTTCTATCCAGTTCCAGCCTCTAATGAACCGTCACACCCAGAAGGTGTCGCAGTATGGTCGAGGACTTGAGAGAATCAACGAGCTAGTCATTCTTCAGCTTGCAGTCAAAGAGCCTCAGGCTTTGATGTATGACCCTGAAAACGATGGTCCTATCAAGGAAGGCCAGCTACCACAGCTGGACCCTAACGACCCTCTTACTTACATTACTTACGCCCACTTCCCTCCTCCACTACCTCTAGACAAGCTAGTTCTTTTGAACGAGCTTTCGCAGAAGATGTCGATGGGGCTTGAGTCCAAAGAAGGCGCATTGCGCCAGCTTGGCGAAGAGTTCCCTGAAGAGAAGTTGCAAGAAATTCGCGCTGAGCTTATGGCTGATGCTGAGGCTGAGGGCGCACTCAACTTGCTAAAGGTTCAGATTAACAAGCAGATTATGGACTTGACTGGAATGATGGCGGGACCTGATGGTTCAGCTACTCCTATCGACCCTATGCTACTTGGCGATGGGGATACCTTAGGTGATGGTCAGATTGGGCCTCAGGGTGAAGACCCTGCTGCTGGAGAAATTGCACAGCAAAGTGCGATGGCTGAGCAGGACATTAGAGAAACTTTGGTTAAAGAAGCTTACGGAAGTAACGTTCCGCAACGCAGAGTAGTAAAAAACTCTGACGATAACTAAAAAAGTTCTAGTTTGCAGTGAGTTTAGGAACATTTGTTTCTAAATTTAGGGTGAACTAGTTCAGTAACAAACTGACAAGGTCATGTGGCATTAATTCGGAAGACGACCAAGAAAACGAAAAGAGTACATTTATGGAAAAAGATACTGTGGGCGTAGATACCTCAAGCCCAAGCGAAGCATTCAACGCTGAGATTAGCACTTCAACTAACCCTGACAACGACACTATTGCCAAGCGCATTCAGGAAGCTCGTAAGCAGGAGAAGGACAAGCTGTACCCTCAACTTGAGAAGCTTCAAGAAGAAATCTCAAATCTTCGTAAAGAGCGTGAAGAAGTTGCTTCTAGAGAAGCTGAGCGTGAAGCGGAACGTGCCGCAAAGCGTGCAGAGCGTGAAGCAGCCCGTAAGGCCCAGCAAGAAGATGAGATGTCTGCCAAGGAGTATGTGAAGACCAAAGAGTCTGAATGGCAGAAACAAATTGATGCAGAGCGCCAAGAACGTGAACGAGCATTTGCACTTCTACAGCGCGAGCGTGACTATCAGGAACTGCAGAACTATCGTTTGCAGCGCCTTGAAGCAGAACGCGACAACATCATGCCTGAGTTGGTTGACCTAATCAACGGCAATTCTAAGGATGAAATCGAGCAGTCAATCCTTAGTCTCAAGGAACGTACTGCGAAAATCTTAGATTCTGTTTCGCAAGTTGCGCAGCAGAGTCGAAAGGAAATGGTTGGTGCACGTGTAACGTCGCCTGCCTCTGGACCCCTCGACAACGACTCGTCATCAAGTATCCCCCAGGACATTTCAAACATGTCAATGGCAGACTACATCAAGAACAGGGATAAACTCCTTCGTTCAGGCTCAAATAATAGAGGTCAGGGTCTTTTCGGAAACTAACTCCGAGAAAATCACTACATCAATCTAACCGAAAGGAAACCATCAAATGGCGTCAGCTATTACTGGTTCAGGTCAGCTCGCAGCTGCCCCTACCGCGTATTCTGGTTCAAACAGCCAGCTATCGCAATCAATCCAAACCATCTGGTCGAAGGAAATCCTTTTCCAGGCAATGCCAATCCTCCGCTTCGAGCAGTTCGCTGTTAAGAAGACTGAGCTTGGTGTGTCACCTGGTCTACGTGTTAACTTCCTACGTTACAAGAACTTCGCAGTGGACGCGACTCCACTTACCGAAGGTGTTCGTATGACCACTAACGCACTTACCGCAGAGCAGATTGCTATCACCGTTGCTGAGCACGGCTACGCTACTGCTGTTTCGGAACTTCTATTGAACGCTTCGTTTGATGACGTTATGGCTTCGGCTTCACGTCTCCTTGGTCGTCACATGGCTCAGTACTTGGACATCCAGGCACGTAACACCCTTTCGGCTGCTACTTCAGCATCGTTTGGTTACGACCGCTCGGGTTACACCGCTGCAACCACCTACAACACCTACGCTGAAGGTACCGTTGGTACCAAGATTAGCGACCTAAACGGTAACTTCAAGTTGACCACTGGTGCTATCAAGGACTCGGCTCTTGTTCTTGCTTCAAAGAACATCCCAAGAATCGGTGAGACCTACGTTCAGTTCATCCACCCTAAGCAGTCACGTGACCTTCGCTCGAACCCAGAGTTCATCGAAGTTACCAAGTACGCTGCTCCAGGTAACTTCATGCTAGGTGAAATCGGTCGTCTATACGACGTCGTATTCATCGAGACCACTCAGGTTAACCAGTTTGCTGCTGCAAGCGTCCTTAACTACACCTCATCGGTTGGCGACATCAACGCATCAGGCAACAGCTACGGCCAGACTGGTGTTCCAGTGGCTGCTAACACTGACCCAGGTGCTGGTGGTAACCCATCAGGTTACCCAGGTTCAGCTAACCCTAATGGTGGCGCAAACAGCACCGTTCCTGCATCAGCTACCTCACCTGCAACCAGCTCAACCGTTTACGAGTCAATCATGATTGGTGACAACGCATTCGGTCACGCTATTGCACTTCCAGTTGAGCTCCGTGATGGTGGTGTTCTAGACTTCGGTCGTGAGCACGCTCTAGCATGGTATGCTATCTGGGGTCTAGGTATCATTACCGACCAGGCTATCAACAAGGTTTACACCAACTAGTAGCCAATCGTGGAGGGGGCCCTTCGGGGCCCCCAACACAAACATCTAAAAACTAACAGGAAGATTACATCGTGGCAAATTCACCAACAAGTCCAGCAGACACTACTGGCCGCGCAGCAGAACAGGCTGCAAAAGCACGAGCTAAAGAGCTTGCAGACCGCAAAGAAGAAGTTGCTCTATCTCGTAAGATTGAGCAAGAAAGTCTTGAAAAAGACGTCTTTGACCCAAAAACCCCTGACAAGCCAATTCTCCTTGACGAGATTGAGTACGTCGGAGTTTCTGTCAACAACGACAAAGTTGTAATCCGTACTATCACCGACATTGAAGACATGACTTACGGTGTTATCAACGGAACTCCTCAGAACTTCACCTTTAAAAATGGTGTTAAGTATTCGGTCCCTCGTGACCTCGCAGAGTACTTGCAGAGTAAAGGCTACCTCTGGCTTAACTAGCCCCTTAGTCTGTCCACTCTGCTGGTTACCGCCCTCCTCACCAGCAGGGTGGACTTTTTACGTTTGCCCTGTATTTTGACCCATTATCAGGGATTATAGAAGTATAAATATTTTGGAGGATTCGTGGCAACGATTTCTAGTTTGGTTAGCCGTGTTCGGCTAGAACTTGGTGACCTCGGCAAAGCCTTTATTGAGCAGTTTGTTGCTGATGGTACCACTAACCGTTTTGAGTTGCACTACTCTCCTATTGACGCACAGACAGTTATCGTCAAAAAAGATGGCGTAGACGTTAGCAACACTTCCTACATCGAAGAGTCCACAGGAATCTTGACTCTGACTACCGTTCCTGCTGATGGTGCTGAAATCACCGTTACTGGAACATACTACCGTTATTTCACAGGTACTGAGCTATCTAGCCTAGTCACAGACGCTGTCTCACAGCACTCTGCAGGGCACGTAAACTCTTTAGGGCAGAACTTGACGGGGGATACTCTACCGACCATTGAAGAGTACCCTGTGGCCATTTACGCTACTTCTCTGGCCCTATACACCCTTGCTACTGATGCCTCGTTTGACATCGACATTGCTGCACCTGATGGCGTGAGCATTCCTCGCTCGGAACGTTACCGCCAGTTGATGGAAATGGTACAGCAACGACAAGCCCAGTACAAAGAGCTATGTGTTCAGCTCGGTATAGGCATGTACAAAATTGATACGTTTACTGTTAGACGTATCGCAAAATCTACGGGAAGATACGTTCCTGTCTATAAGCCTCAAGAAGTGGACGACCGCTCGTATCCGTTGCGCGTTCACGACCAGCTACCTACTTACGGAGATAAGCCACCAGCATGGCCTACTACCGTCCCTCAGTTCACTGCCTACCAAGGTAGAGCATGGACTGACACAATCACATTTAGCGGTGCATACACAGGATTCACCTTCCTATGCAACTTGCTTAATCAGCGTGGCAGTGTACTGGTCGTTCAAAATATTAGTATGTCCGTTTTGGACCATGGGAACGGTACCTACACTGCCACGGTCTCTTTGACCGCTGACCAAACTTTGCGTTTGGCTGGTCGCACTTACCTATCGCTATCATCTGTTGACCCTAACACTAGCGCACAAGTAGAGATTGCTGGTTCAGACTTTTACACTACTAGAGTTAGCGAAGTAATCCTATGAGTGTAAACCCATCAACACCGCCAGATAGCGTACCGCAAAATCCTGCAGTAGATGTCTCGCTTTTAGGAACTTCTCCAAACCCTAGTAGCCCAGGCTATCCTGCTATTGACATTTCTTTGCTACCAGGTGTACCTAACCAAAGAGGACCTCAGGGTATTCAAGGTGTTCAGGGAACTCTTGGTGCTCAAGGAACTACTGGTGCACAAGGCATCACTGGTGCCCAAGGTGCAACAGGAACCCAAGGTGCAACAGGAACTCAAGGTGTGCAAGGAACCACAGGGTCTCAGGGAACTACGGGAAACTTTGGTGGGGCTACATTTTCCTATAATTTTTTAACGGACACCGTCGACTCTAACCCAGGTTTGGGTAACTTAAAGTTTGACGCAGCGTTACCGTCATCAACTCAGTTGTTTATTTCATACTACGATAGCTCTGGAGTTGACGTCTCAGCGTTTCTTACTACCATTGACGACAGTAGCTCACCTATCAAGGGCACATTTAAACTATCTGCTAACGGTAATCCAAATAACTTTGCCTACTTTTCTATAGTAGGTAACCACTATCACCATGACACTTACTTTGAAGTACCTATTGCGTACGTATCTGGTCCAGCCACTACTTTTGACAACTTACTCCCAGTAAGCATAACTTTTGCTAGAAATGGAGACATTGGGCCAACTGGCGCTCAAGGTATCCAAGGTGCAATTGGTGCACAAGGTATTCAAGGAACTATCGGCAGTACTGGCATACAAGGAGTCCAAGGAGTTACTGGGCTCACAGGACTTCAAGGTGCGACTGGTGCCCAAGGTGTCACGGGAGCTCAAGGAGTTCAAGGAACCACAGGTATCCAAGGTGCCACTGGCACTCAAGGTTCCACTGGAGTCGGAGCTCAAGGTACCCAAGGTATTCAAGGTATTCTTGGTAGCACAGGTACCTCGGGTATCCAAGGAGCAACAGGTCCTTCGGGTGTTCTGTCAGTCTCTGCACCAATCACTAATAGTGGTACGTCTACTTCGGCTGTTTTGGGGTTGGCTAACACGGCAGTCACAGCAGGCAGTTATACAAACACTAACTTGACTGTTGACGCTCAAGGCCGTATCACTGCAGCTTCTAACGGCACTGGTGGCGGTGTATCTCTCACACCATCAGCAACACAAACCATCGTCGCGCAAAACGCCACGACCGTTCCTGTTGTTCTCAAAGCCGCGGCCTCGCAAACGGCCAACGTATTTGACGTGCAAAACAGCGCTGGCGTGAGCTTCTTCAAAGTGTCAAATACTGGCACTTGCACTTTCGCAAATGCTCCAACTTTCACTGTTGGTCTCATTGCTGGTGGCGAACAGGTTGCTGCAACAGGCCCAGCAATCAAAATCAACGGCACAAACGACAACGGCAACACAGGCCCGTTTGCTTTGCAAGAATGGTGGTCGATTGGTGCGGCATCAGCAACCGCGAGCATAAACGCAACGGGAACTTTGTCAATCCCAAACATTATTACCGCAACTCAAAATGGTTCATTTGGTCAAATCAACTTCACCGCTGGAACGTTGTCTGCATCACCACCTAGCGCAGGTGCAGTAGAGTTCAACGGTCAAGTGCTTGCGCTGACAGTTAATAACCAACTTGGTCGTGCGCCATTGGCTACACCACTTTTCACTTCGGGGCTGGGAACTGCGCCAGGAATTGCAACAGCAACAAACTACCCAATCTTTCCAGCAGCTAACGACACCATCACGCTGCCTATCGGCACGTATCGGTTCGAGTTTGCGATTGAAGCAAGCGTCGCAACATCGGCAGTTTCAGCTTCGATGCAGCTCTCAATGCGTGGCGGTGGCACAGCTGTGGGAACGGCCAGCTACACAGTGAACTCATTTGCGGGCGCGGGCAACTTGGGCGCGGCTAACATCTCCCAATCAACTGCTCAAAGCATCGCTTTAGCGTTGACCATCACCAGCACCACGGCTTCAACAGCTCGAAACTACATCACCAGCGGGCAAGGCGTTCTACGCATCACAACCGCTGGAACAATTATTCCGTCTATCCAATGGAGCGCGGCTCTCACATCAGGAGTTGCTAACCTTTACGCCGAAAACTTTTTGGTCATCACCCCATTGTCCAACTCAGGCACAACCGCTTCAACAGGTGCTTGGGCTTAGCAACTAGCAGTTATTTGATTGGCACAATACTTTGATTACTTTTTCGCATAAAAGAGGCACCCAAGCTGCGTGGCTTTCAGTTGACCCTATCCTTGCTGCAGGTGAACTTGGGTTTGAAAGTGATACGTCTAAGTTCAAGTTGGGTGACGGAGTTACCGTTTGGTCAGGACTTCCTTACCAAGGAACGTCCCTTCCTACTGGCGGTACTGCTGGACAGATTCTAACAAAGAACTCTACTACTAGCTTCGACGCTTCTTGGCAAGATAACATTTCAGTCATTGAACGGTTGCACACTTACGTTAAAAACGACACTGGAGCTGCCGTTACTAAAGCTCAAGCAGTCTACACTTACGGTGCTGACGGAACAAACGTGCTGGTTAGGCTGGCTAAAGCAAACACTGAGGCTACCTCTTCGAGAACTTTAGGCCTTCTTGAGCAGGACTTGGCTACTAATGGTAAAGGTTACGTGGTAACTGATGGTCTTTTATCCAATGTTGACACGTCTATGGCTAGTGCTGGTGACCCTGTTTTTCTTTCTCCTACTACTGCTGGTGGTTTGGTGTTTGGTTTGGCTAATAAGCCTTCTGCACCTAATCACCTTGTTTATGTCGGTGTGGTCACTCGCTCTAACCCTGTAAATGGAGAAATCCTGGTCAAAATCCAGAACGGGTACGAACTGGACGAACTCCATAACGTCGCCATTTCTTCTCCTACTGATGGTCAAGCTGTGGTTTGGGAAAGCGCAACTAACCTTTGGAAGAACAAATCAGTTACTGGTACTCAAGGTGTCCAAGGAACTCAAGGTGTTCAGGGCGTTCAAGGTATCCAAGGTATTCAAGGAGTTTCTGGAACCTCTGGGGCGCAGGGTTCTCAGGGGGCTACAGGTACCCAAGGGTTTACTGGTATTCAGGGAATACAGGGACTCACTGGGGCTACGGGGACTACTGGTATCCAAGGAGCCACGGGTACCCAAGGTGCGACTGGAGCTCAGGGGGCTACTGGTGCAGGAACGCAAGGTGCGACAGGAATACAGGGTATCCAAGGTGTTCAAGGAATCACTGGTAACACGGGAACCACAGGTATTCAAGGAGCAACTGGCGCTCAAGGCACCACTGGTGCAACAGGGGCACAAGGAACGACTGGAGCAACAGGTATCCAAGGAGTGCAGGGTACACAAGGTATCCAAGGTATTCAGGGAGGTACGGGTGCCCAAGGAACAACAGGAGCTGGAACTCAGGGAGTTCAAGGAATTAGCGGCATTAATGGTACCAATGGGTCGCAAGGTGTGCAGGGCATCCAAGGTATCCAAGGTGTTACTGGGTCAGGTGCTCAAGGAGCGACAGGCTCAACTGGGCCTCAAGGTACTCAAGGTACTCAAGGAGTTCAAGGTGTTACTGGGTCTGGTGCGCAAGGAGCCACGGGCACACAAGGTGCAACTGGTATTCAGGGAGCAACAGGTACCTCAGGTCTAGATGGAGCGCAAGGTGCCACAGGTACCGCTGGAGCTCAAGGCATTCAAGGAATTTCTGGAGCAACGTTCTCTGGAGGAACCCTGAGTTCTGGGTTGGTATTGGCTACTGGTTCCACTACATTAGCCCCGATAAAGTTTACTACCCAAGCAAGCTTGATGACTATCCCAACTAACGGTGTGATAGAGTATCAAAACCCCGTGTTCTACGCCACGGGAGATTCTGGTGGTCAAGGACGCTCGGTAATTCCTGCTCTTTCCATAACCTCAGGAGTGGGTACTTCAGGCATTACCCTAAACACCAACTATGCGATATTCCCAGCAGCTCGTGATACTATCTCTCTTCAGGCTGGAACTTACCTTTATGAAATTTATTTCAAAGTAGCGGTATCAGGCTCTACCGTTGGTTCTGTATTGAACTTTAACATTCAAGGAGCGGGAAACCTGGCTGGAAATTTTACCTTTTTTGGCACTGGAGCAAACTCCGTAGGTGGTGCATCAAGTCAATACTGGTACACCTCAACAGGAACCGCAACTTCAATCGCTGTTTCTCCGACATCTGCCGCTAACCCAAGAACCTACATCGTTATGGGAAAGGGAATGGTAACTATTAGCAGCGGTGGAACTATCGCCCCTTCGTACCAATTTGCAGCTACTTTAACTGGTGGAACTGTAACCTTAGACGCAGGTAACTACATGACTCTGACACAGATAGGAAATGCCTCGGCAGTATCTGTGGGTGGTTGGGCATAGTAGTTAAGGGAACGACAAAGAAACTTCAGGAATAGTAGTGTCGTTTCGAGTCAATAGCCCTGCAAACTGGTCAACTGGCTCTTCAAGCTCATAACTAGAGTTACGCAGAAACAGCACTTCGAATACTGGTGGCAATGGGGCGCTACCGATAACCATAAGTGGGATGTTGTTATTTGCGTGCACTAGTACTGGGGTATGGGTTTTTCGTAGATTTTCTAGTGCTGAAATGGCTGTAGAGTAAAACAGCTCATTTTCTAGCATGTAAGCGTCGTGAAACTCAATGTTTATTTGTCGGAATTTGCTGAGGACTTCGGTAGACGCTTGAGCAAGAACTGCCCACTCGCTACCTTCAATGTCCATTTTTAGGATTAGGTCTTTTTTGGACTTAGACGCTGCCTGTTCTAGGCTTACTTGCTCAAACTCTGGTCCAATCATTTTTTTGTAGAACTTGGAGTTCGGAACTTCTACTGGTGGACCATCTACCGAATAATCGTACATGTCAATGTGGCAACCAAACTTACTGGCATCAAGCTCCCAGTCAACGTTCTTATCCACACCAAAAGAAAGCACGTAGTCAGATTTAGAGAAATCGTTGACGTAAATGTACCCTCCGTCATGTTGGCTGCCCATGCGAATGTAGTTTGCATCTTTGCACACTTTGGTTTTTAGCAAGCCTCGGAAAGTACTTGACCGTTCAGCGAGCTCTTCATGCAAAGGCTTCTTTGTCTGTAGCTTAGCCAGGTTGCTGTCTACCGCAACTCGGTACACTTCTGGAAGGTCTAGAGTAGATAGATAGTTCAAAAGTTGAAGGGATTCTTCTTCACGCCCAATCCACCACGCGGCTACTGCTTGCTGAAAGTCTAAACAGAACTCCCCGTGGTAGTCTACAAACACAGGTAGCGGGGTAGCCTCTAGGGAAAAGTTTTTACCTACTATTGCAAAGCTGTACGATTCTTGCCAATCAGCTTGCTGCTCGTAAAACTTAGACATGTGGAAATACGCCTCAGGTCGAGTGGGAAGATACGCCATAGCCTGAAGTCGCAAGTTGCTAACGGTGTGTGCTCTATGTTGCTGTTTCTCAAAACAGGTAGAAGCCCTGAGTAGGGCGCTATAGACCACTAAAGGTTCTGAGTGGTACCCGTACTCTGCTGCTCGAAGGTAAAAGGAGATAGCAGATGCCAGTTGCCCCAAGTTCTCGTACTCAATACCCAAAACCAGGTTCTTTTGTGGGCTCAGAGAGTCTGTTGATAAGTCAACTATAAGTTGGTTGATGTTATTTACCATACGAAAGGGCTTCCTCAATCATGGTTTCAACTAGTTCATTTGGAAGTTGAAGGATGTACGCAGCGTTATCTTGGAACCCAAAAGTGACTAAAAGGTCTTCTCCGAACTTGGCTGCGCCACATGCAAACTCGATTTCCGCTTCTAGGAAACTAAACGGTGTTGGGGTTAGCCCAACCAACACAAACTCTCTGTTCCATACGGCTAGCCTGTGTCGATACACCCCGTCTTTTTGACCAAGGTAGTTATTAAACAGGTTTACCTCATGAGTAAGCGCAATGTAATAGTCCCCCCATGGGACTACGTGCGAGCCGCCTCGTTGGTCCACGTTAGTGGTGACGCCATGCTGCAGAGATACTTGATGGCACTCAACTGCACCCTCGCTGATAACTTTTGCCTCAACTACCTCTGTGGGAGAAGTCCACTTCACAAAGCGGAAAGGAGCGTCAAGAATAGGCATCCAGTTTTTCTCGCAGTATGAGGAGTCGTCTCCTGGAGCAGGGATGCGTTCTCGAGACACTTCGGTTACTACAAAGTCGTCAGTAACGTTTAGCTTGCTCAACTCCATACGGCCTTGACCATTGTCAGTGGTATCCCTACGAACACCAATAATGTATAGGTCATTGTCCCACTCAATTAGCCTGCAGTCTTCTTCCCCTGCAAACTCCCAAATAGGAGGCTTATCGAGCTTAGAGGTGTCAATTTGCGAGTAGTTCTTAACCTCAAAGGAAGGCGATAGTTCAACTAGGTAGTTAATGGTTCGCAAAGTAAGGTCTTGTTCTGGGTGAAGGTACGCTAATGGTCCCCACCTGCTTGGAAACTTTTGAGTATTTTCTGAGTGATACAGGGTATAGTTTACATGTCGTAGATTAACTAAAATCTTGCCGTCATTGGTTACGAACACGGATGGGTTCATCAATCCTGTTCCAGAAGTCAATCCATTAGGAATTACGATTGGAGCTAGTCTGCCACCAAGACTTACAGCTGTTTGCACTAAGTTGTTCATTGTACAATTATAGCTAAGGCAATGATAGCTGACAAGCTCCCAAAAGACTTACCTCGCAGTGCAGGTAGGAACAAAATACCCGACAAGGTACGGTACCGCCCTCCACTTGGAGGGCGGTACTTTCTACTTAGCAAGTAATGCGACTAGTAATACGCCACAATAGTATGGAAGACTTATGGAGGTTTTATGCCCGCGCAATCAGTCATTAAGCACCGCAGAGACACTGCGGCCAACTGGACCACAGCTAACCCCCAGCTAGCAGCTGGTGAACTAGGTTTTGAAACAGACACTTTAAAGTTTAAAATCGGTAATGGCTCTAGCCTTTGGGCAGCTTTGCCGTACCAATCTGCTCAAGGTATCCAAGGAATACAGGGTCTGCAAGGACTACAGGGTCCTCAGGGAACTCAAGGAACCACTGGAACACAAGGTGCCACTGGAGCCCAGGGAACTCAAGGTGTTCAAGGATTTGGCTTTGCTCAGGCTCAAGGAACTACTGGTGCTCAAGGAGCAACTGGTGCTCAAGGTTCTACTGGAACTACTGGTTCTACTGGAATTCAAGGGTCTACTGGAGCACAGGGTGTCGCTGGAACTGCAGCTGCCCAGGGTGCACAGGGAACCCAAGGAGTTCAAGGATTTGGGTTTGCTCAAGCTCAAGGTATCCAAGGTATCCAAGGTGGCCAGGGTTCACAGGGCATTCAGGGAGGATTGGGTATTGCTACCCAAGGAGCAACTGGTGCACAAGGTACGACTGGTTCAGGAGCACAAGGTGCAACAGGTGCGCAAGGTGCAGCTGGAGTCGGAGCTCAGGGAACTCAAGGTATCCAAGGAGCAACTGGAGCTGGTGCTCAAGGTGCAACTGGTGCTCAAGGTGCGGCTGGAAGCATTGGGCTTACTGGTGCACAAGGCCCTCTTGGACCTCAGGGAACTACAGGTGCAACAGGCGCAACAGGTGTGGTATCAGCTAGCGCCCCGCTTGTTCTTAGCGCAGGTACTCTTAGCTTTACTGATACCGCATATGCCAAACTAAACGCATCTCAGTCCTTTGCTGGAGTTACAAGATTTAATAACGGTGCCAGCACAGGTGTCATTATTGACGCTAACGAAATAGGTACAGCGTCAACGTATACCTTTAGCATCAATGCTACATCAGGTAACTCAACAAACATCGGAGCAAGTACCTCGTATCAAGCTAAAGTATCCTCTAGCTCTGCTGGTTTTTGGTACAACGGTACGGCAATTCTGGGAACTAACTCATCAGGGAATGTCTTTGCGGCTAACGTATACACCAATGTGCTTACGACGTCTTACCGCTCAGTTTATGTAACTTCCTCAACTGCTCCTGATAGCTTAGGCTACGTAGCTTCTAGCCGTAGATTCAAGAAAAACATTGAACCACTTGGGTACACAGCTGAGCAAGTGTTGTCAGTAGCGCCAGTTCAGTACCACTATAACGAAGAGGCAGACACTGCCCCAAAGCATGCTGGTTTTATCGCAGAGGATGTTCATGATGCAGGTCTTCATGGGTTTGTTTCTTATGATGCTGAAAACTTGCCAGAAACAGTAAACTACGAGTTCTATGTATCGGCTTTGCAGTTAGTCGTTAGAAAACAAGCTGAGCAAATCTCGGCTCTTGAAGCTCGAATTACTGCATTAGAAAGCAAGTAAAATGCGTGGCGGTAAAGAGGGAAGCGACCGTAACTCCCGATTTGGGATGGATTACGAGTCAAAGTCTATCTATGAAGGTATCGCTGAAGAACTTGGTGGTACCGTCGGGGTAGACGTTGACTGGTTTCGTTGGCAAAAAGAATACCTAGATGCAAACTATTCCACTATCGTAGACCCTATCTATGATGTTTCTTCGTCTGTAGTGGGTCAAGGTAGGCGATGGATGTTACCTTTCAAAATGCCTGTAGTAATGGCCCAGTTTATTCGTTCAACTAACGTAATGAACGAGCGCGGTTTTTATGTCACTGATACTCTGCGCCTAGTGATAAACGTGGGAGATGTTAACCGCCTTTTGCCATCACTAGTAAGCGATGCAAATAACCACATTAAGGACAGAATCCTCTATCGTGGTGAGGTGTTTATTCCTACTAGAGTTCTTCCTAGAGGTTCATTCGGTTACCGTTGGACAGTTGTTACCGTGGACTGCAACCAGGTAAACCCTGAAGAGCTTGTAAACGACCCACAGTTCCAAAGATACGCCCCTGCCCCAACAACGGACCCTAGAAATGCCGTTTAAAAGTGCCGCTCAGCGAGCATGGATGTACGCCAATGACCCTGAGATGGCTAAGAAGTGGGAAAAAGACACGCCTAAAGGCAAGAAGTTGAAGAAAAAGGCAAAGAAAAATGGCAGAAAGTAAGAAAGACCCAAGACTAGTTAGAGCTGGGGTGTCAGGGTACAACAAGCCTAAAGCGACTCCTAACGACCCACGCCACTCGCACGTGGTGGTGGCTAAAGAAGGCGACCAAATTAAAACTATTCACTTTGGTCAGCACGGTGTGAAGGGCTCTCCTAAGAAGGAGGGCGAATCTGAGGCTTACCGCAAGCGTCGTGAGTCGTTTAAGGCTCGTCACGCTAAAAACATTGCCAAGGGTAAGATGTCTGCCGCTTATTGGGCAAATAAGGTGAAGTGGTAACATGGCTGAAGTTAGAGTTGGAACCAGAAAGAAGTTCGGTCCGTATAAAGGCTCTGAGCAAAATGGTGGCCGTGAGATTTATGTTTGGAAAGTAAAAACTGCAAACGGGTGGAAGACTGAGTCTAAGAATAAAGCTCGTGAAGATTACGAAACTAAGACTGGTCGCAGACTTCCAAAAGATGTGGATGTTGACCACAAAGATAACAACAAAAAGAATGACTCTAAGAGTAACCTTCGTCCTATGAAGCACGGTAAAAACGTGGGTAAAGAAAATAAGCACAGAGCAGGAAAAAAATGACAATCAAGTTTAGCAAGAAGCCAGAGCACTCAGATGCTAATGGTGAGGGTAAGAGTAAGTCTATTGGAAAGGGCAAGCATGCCACTAAGACTGTGCGTAAAGTTGCCCCTAGAAGCCCGAAAGTAAAAAAGGCGTAAAATGCGTAGACCAAACCTCAGCAATAGCCGTTGGAAAGGCCAGGTTGAGGCTATCCATAGGGATAACCATTTGGCCCTACTGCCTCAAGGAAAAGGACTAGAAAAATTGGCAGCAAAAACCACTAAAACTACTCAGCTAAAACAGCTCCTTCATGACCAAGTCGACCTGAACGCAAAGATTGCACACGCTCGATTAGAAACTCAAAAGCCCAAAACAACCCCTCAGAAAGGGAAATAGAAAATGCCATCTACTAGCCATGGTTTGAGCAACCTAAATAGCTCGACTCCCGTTCTACTTACCACGATTACCACTATCGTGAATCAGTTTACTAAGAACAATAACTACAACTGGAACACTATTGACCTTGTAATTCAGAATGTGGACTCATCTGCGACTGTGTACATCGGTGGCTCTAACGTCACTTCAGCCTCTTACGGGTACAAGTTGGTAGCGGGGGCAACCCTCCAGCTTAATGGCCTTCTCCCTAGTACTCCGCTGTACGCTATCTCAAGTGGAACTAGCAGTCTTGCAGTTCTTGGAATTTTGAAGTAGCATCATGGCTAGAAAACGCCACGATGACGAGCACGGTAAGTACACTGAAAAACAGGACAAAACTAAAGACGCTCGTATGACCAAAGGGTTGACTCCAAAAGAAAAAGCTGAGTTCGAGAAAAAGGACAAAGCTCATGGCAAAAAGAAAAAGCCTAGTACTATGGAGGAAGACAAGAAAATTGATGCCAAGATTATCCGAGGCATCAAATCTAAGAGAAAGAGCAAATAATGGCCGCAGCAAAAAAGCAACTTCCACCATGGCTCCTTAAGGGCAAGGGCAAGGATGCCGATGACAAGGGCAAAAATGGCAAGGACTCAGACGACAAAGGCAAGGGCAAGAAGCCTGCAGCTAAGAAACCTGCTCCTAAAAAGAAATAGCCCAACACAAACAAAGTTTAGCTCACCATTGGTGGGCTTTTCTTTTATCCTTAGTAGGTAGCTATTCGTGCGAATAGCTACCTACTAACGTAGCCTGCACCTGAAAAGGATTTTTGCCATGACATCTTACCCAAAACCTTGGTGGGAAAAGATGACTGAACTCTCAACTCCTGCTGAGAAAGAAGAATTTCTCAGAGGACTTGGTGGAGCTCCAGCTCGTAATGGAACTGGAATTCTGTATGCAATCATTGCTGGTTACGTTGGTGGTAGAGCCGCTCAACGTAAGCCTAAAGATAAATGATTTCAAGAGTAAAACAGGCACTTAAAAAATTCTCTGATGATGCTGCGGGCAATCTAACTGATAAGCTCCGTCAATCAGCCCTTGCGCATGGCTGGGATAAAGACGTCGTAGCACACCTTACCGTTGAGCACTCTAATAACAGTTTTAACGTCCATGTCCACCCTGACTACCAGGACCGTGCATTTGTCCATGAGTACGGGAGTGAGACTCAGCGCCCTACTGCAGTTATTAGAAAGTTTAGTAACAGAAAAGCAGAGATTCAGGCAGCTATTGCTGGAAATCTAGACCAACATTACAGAGGTACAAAATGACTTTCTTACTCTCTGAAGACAACGCGCTTAGGTCATGGCTAGACGGTATGACGGTTACTGACCAAAAAGCTGACGGCACCGTTGCTGCTGCTCGTCAGGTCGGTGTGTGGTTTGGACAGCCTGACCAAGAACTCCGTGAACAACGCTACCCCTACATCACGATTGACATGATTGATATTGTGCGTGATTCTGAGCGAGAAATGCGCGGCAAAGTTTCACCAGAGTATTTGGCACCAACTAACCTAGCGCCCAACAAAGGCTGGGAAATTGATTTGCCTATCCCTGTAAACATTGATTACCAGATAACGACCTACTGCCGACACCCTAGGCACGACCGTCAGTTACTATCAACCATTCTTTCTGAAAGATTGCCTTTTAGATTTGGCCAGTTGAGTTTGGACGACGGCACTTTGCGCCGTCTAGAACTATTGGGCATTTCCAAGAGAGACAACGGCTCAGAACAAGCTAAGCGACTATTTACCAACGTGCTAACAGTACGTGTTGCTAGCGAAATAGTACAAACCTCACTAACTGAACTCTACAAGGTACTCTCTGTATCTCAAACTCTAACTACGGAATACAACCCAGCACAAAACACGGTCTACGTCCAATAAACCATCTAAGGAGATAAAATGACCTATGGTCGTCCTGGAGTCTACGTTAATGAGGCTCTCCTTCCAGCACCAATCACTACGACAGGTTCTGCAGCAGCAGCTGGCGCAGTAATTGGCGCTTTCGCACAAGGACCAACTACTGTAACTAGAGTCGCATCATGGTACGACTTTGTTAAACTGTTTGGAACTTACAACGCAAGCTACCCTGCAACTTTTGGCGTTAGCCAGTTCTTTGCTAACAGCGGTGGCGAACTCTACATCAAGCGTGTAGTTGGCTCTGGTGCAGCAAACGCTAGCGCCACCATCCCTAACAATGCCAGCGGTAGCCTAGGCACCGTGTACGCTAAAAACGTTGGTTCAGCAGGCAACAACTTACGAGTACGTATTTACTCGCTTGCTGGAGGTACTTACAATCTAAGTGTTTACCAGGAAGTTTCAACGACTGTCACTGCATCAGACTCTACCAATGACCTTCTAGTTGAATCTTGGGACAACCTAGTGTTCAACTCGGCCACTGACCCTAACTACGTGGTCTCAGTCATCAACAGCCTATCAAACTACATCACTTTCATTAACCCTTCAACAGGAGCGATTTCACTAACTACAGGTACACCTGCAGTTCAGGATGCCACTCACGTGTTGCCTTTGAGTAGTGGTGCAGACGGTAGCGCAGTTACTGCAACTAACTTTGCAAACGCAGTACTCACAGACGGCACCTCAGAATTCGACACTCTAAACCGACCTCTAGTTATTTTTGCACCTGAGCTTTACGCTTACTTTGTAGCAGCTAACGCAGGCAACGGGTCATACCTTGCAGCTAACGCCGTTAGCGATTTGACCACTGTGCAGAACCAGCTGGCTGCTTGGGCTGCTTCAGGAGACGGATTTGCAGTTTTGGATACTCCTCCTAACTACACCCCACTTCAGGCTATCCAGTACCCTACTTCTGCAAGCGGTAACTTCACGTCAGGCATTGTTACTAGCCAGGCTGCAGTGTACTACCCGAACTACTACATCAGTGACCCTCTAAACTCTACCCGTGGAGTTTTGCGCAAGGTTGGTCCTGCTGCTGCAGTTGCGGGTCGGTACATCTACACCGACACTGCTAAAGGTGTCTTCAAGGCTCCTGCTGGTTCTACCACCACTCTTGCTGGAGCGGTTGCTCTTGAGCGTGCTTTCACTACTGGTGACCTTGACGTTCTAAACAACGGTATCTCAGGAGCAACTATTGGTACCTCAATCAACGCTATCCGAAACCTGCCAGGTGCTGGAATCGTAGTTATGGGTGCTCGTACTTTGAAGCAGGATGGAACTGCAAACCGCTACGTGAACATGCGTCGTTCTCTAATCCACATCAAGAAGCGTATGCGTGACTTGACTTCATTTGCAGTGTTCCAGAACAACGACTACAAGTTGTGGTCGCAGGTTGAAACTGTTCTTACAGTATTCCTGAACGAATACCGTAACCAAGGTGGTCTAGCTGGAGCTACCCCTAAGCAGTCGTTCTACGTTAAAGTAGACGCCCAAAACAACCCTCCTGCTTCGGTTGCCACTGGTGTGGTAAACATTGAAGTTGGAGTGGCCCTACAGTACCCATCTGAGTTTGTAGTCATTACCCTAAACCAGATTTCTGGACAGTAAGCATAGGAGATAAAACTAAATGCCAACTATTATCAATAACCGTTCAACGCTAGCTACCGACCCGATAAGAAACTTCCGTTATCTGGTTAACTTCAAGCCATTAGATGCCACAGGCTCAACTGCAGTAAACGCCTTGGCAACTATTCCTTTTGGGTTTACTTCGGTTTCTGGTCTTGCCACCACTACCGACTCAATTCCTTATCGTGAAGGTAGCTATAACACCACTGTCCACCAGATTCCTGGTCAGACTTCATTTGCACCTATTACTCTTTCGAGAGGAATGATGCTAGGCACTAGCCAAAACTGGAACTGGATGAAAATGTTGTTTCAAACAGTACAGGGAAGCGCTGCGAGCACAACTGCTACTAACTTTCGCTGTGACTTGGAAATTCAAGTATTAGCTCATCCAGTTGCTGGTAACGCGCTATCGGTTTCTAGTACCGCAACTACACAGGACGACTTTGTAGTACAGCGCTTCCGTGTCTATAACGCATGGATTAGCTCGATTGCTTACTCAGACCTAAACGCAGGTGACAACGCTATTCTCGTAGAACAGATTAGCCTTGTACACGAAGGTTTTGAAATGACTGTAGCTAAAGACCTAGCCACCGCGGCAGACAGCATCATCTAAACAATTTCTAACATAAGGAGCACAATATGACTGAACAAGTAATTAATGCAGCACAAAACCCAGAATTGGCTAAACAGCTAATCGACAAAGCTCTGAAAGAGCCAGAGATAGTTATCGAGCCAGCCAAACTCACCGTACCTACAAACATTGAAGTTGAACTCCCTGGAGGACTTGTAACGTTCTCTGGGGAGCTCACTCAAACAGCTGAAGTTCGAGAACTAACTGGAAAAGATGAAGAGTTTATCGCAAAAACTACCAACCAAAACAAAATCTACTCAGCTGTTCTACAGCGTGGAGTAGTTTCTTTGGGAGAAACATCTGCAACTTCCGAAGCTCTAGGCAACCTTCTCCTAGGTGACCGAGATGCACTGATGCTGGGCATCTACCGCGCAACATACGGGGATACAGCTAAACTTCTGGGCTTCTGTAACTGCGGAAACACAGAAGAGGTCGAACTAGATTTGTTGAAAGACATTGAGACTAAACCTCTAATTGACCCTGTCGAAGATAGGACCTTTGAGGTAGTTGGTCGTAGTAAAACGTTCTTGGTCACTCTCCCTACAGGAGTTACCGAAGCAAAAATTGTTGAAAGCACTGGGACTATCTCAGAGAAGGTCAGCATTTTGTTGGAACAGACCGTACTAACAATTGATGGTCAGCGAGTGGTATCTCGTGCTCAGGTTCAGAACCTTGGTATGGCAGACCGTGACAAACTCGTTGAAGAAATCAGTAACCGCTCGCCTGGACCAAAGTTCAAGGACATTACTATGGAATGCCCCGACTGTGGTGGTGAGCTTGTAGTACCAGTCAGCATTGGCGCTTTGTTTCGATTCTAGTATCGATTATGAAGAGCTTATTTCTTCCTGGATGATTTTATCTAAGATTTCCCCTGGGTGGTCTTTGAAAGAAATCAAAAAACTAAGCTTCAAAGAACGCAACAACTGGTTTGAACTTTCAAGAGAATACCAGACTACTTTAAGAAAGAACGCCAATGAGTGATGGATTTGACTCTAAAGGTCTTGCAGCAGATGTTGGGCAAGTCAAAAAAGAGATGGAAGCCCTCGGCTCCGTTATCGACTCTGTTTCTAAAAAACTTGGTGGTCTTGGTGGTGGGCTAGCTAACGTTGGTGGTCAAGGGCAACTGGGCCTAGGAAATGCTGGCTCAAACATCCTTGGAGGTTCATTCGGAAAAATTTCTGCAATCGCCTCTGTTATTGGAGGTGTCGGTAAGGCCGCGTTAGGAGTCGCTGGCGGTGCCATGATGGCTATGCCTAACGTGGATGCAACCATGGGCATGGCTATGGGTGGCTACAACGCTGCCGTTATGTCGGGCAGGACAAACTTTAACAAAGTTCTACAGGGAACATTCAGCACGCTGAACGGTGGTGCCAACATTGTTGGTGCTCCAGGGGTTGTTGCTCAAAGCTTAGCTGCTCAAGGAATCTACTTTGGAAAAAGTGGGCTAGCAGGCGGTGCGGGTCAGTACAACAACATTACCCGCGCTATTGGTGGCGCAGCTAAATATATGAACATCTCGAACGATGTTGCTGCTCAAGCAATCGGTGGGTTCTACTCTGGTAGTACCTCAATGAACCTTATGCAACAAGCAGGGGTTATGACTACTGGGCCTCAAGGACAATCTGCAAGTCCTGTGCAACTTCTAGCTATGTTGAACCAGCGCCTGACTGGTGGTGGGCGAATGAGCTATAAGCAACTGCAAACCTCTTTAGGCCCTGGCGGTATGATGACCGCTAACATCAACAGCATTGTGCAAGACCCTACGCAAAGAAGCATGCTGCGCCAGTACATGCTGGACGCATCTCAAGGAAAATTCTGGAACAGTAAAACCTACGGTGCTGAACTAGCTAAAAACAGCGGAGGCAACACTCAACAGCCTCAGATGGACGCGCTTACTGCTCAAACCCAGCCGATGATTACAGCTACCCAAGCATACGTAGACGGTATGAACAAGGCCGTTGGGGTTATCAAGCAGTTTGAGACCGCTATGAACAACTTCCTAAAAACTCCAGCAGGTAATGCTATGGCACAGGCTAACGCAGGTATCAACTTAGCCTCTAAAGACCCTGCAGTCGCAGGAACAACTGCTGGAGCAGCGGGTGGTCTAAGTGGGTTGCTTGCTGCTGGTGGGGCTGCCGCTACTTACCTTGGTGGTAAAAAACTGCTCACAAAGCTTGGGTTGTTAGAAACGCCAAAGAGTGTTGGCTCTCAAAATTACAACTTTTTAAGAAAACTTGGTGTAAACGCAAAAACTGCTTCAAAACTTGCCAGAGGAGCTAAGTTTCTAAAAGGTGCTGGTCCTCTAATCGGATTAGCTGCCAGCGGGGTTACTCTAGGCGCGGATGCATTGAGCGGACAGGGATGGGGAAGTAAGCAGTTCACTAAGGACATGGGTGGCGCAATAGGTGCAACTGCAGGTGGTCTTGCCCTTGGTGCCGTGGGAAGTGCACTTTTACCAGGTATTGGAACCGTAGCTGGAGGTATGCTGGGTAGTTGGCTAGGCGGCATGGCAGGGGACGCTATCGGTGGGTTCTTTTCTGGTGGAGACACTAACCTTAATGGACTAGGGGGCTCATCCGCTACCAACACTAAAGTAACTTTGGTTGCTCCAGTCAATGGGCCTATTACTACTAAATATGGGCAAACTACTGACATCCATGGAACAGCTTTGTGGGGCGGAGAAGCACACAAAGCTATCGACTATGGTGTTCCTAAAGGAACTAAAGTTCAAGCTGCTGCCAGTGGAACAATTAGTGAGTCTGGCTCAGGTTCAGGCTCCCGTTCTTACGGAAACTACATTGTTATTGACCATGGAGGTGGAATCTCTACTCTTTACGCTCACTTGAGCTCAGCTATGGTAAGCAAAGGAATGAGTGTCGTCCAGGGAGAAGTAATTGGTTTATCAGGAGACACAGGATACGTTACTGGTGCTCACCTACACTTTGAAGCAAGACAGAACGGTAACAAAGTAAACCCTGCGTCTTTGGGTATGAAGGGCAACATTGCAGTTGTCGCAGGAAACGCCAACAGCACCGCGTCTAACAGTGATGGTGGAAGCTCTGGGGGTAGCGCGGGTAGTGCTGGGGCTCTGGGGTTCGATGCTGGTTCAGGAAACTCAGGAACTAAAATCCCAGAATCTTACATGGGGGCAATGATTGGGCAAAATTCTACTGGAGTTATAGGAATGGCTGGAGGAAATAAGCTCTCTGCAACTTCAGCCTCAAATAGCTCATATACTGGTGCGTCAAACAGCTATCAAGGTGGTCCAGGGCTATCTGTAGGAAAAGACAAGAATAACGTTACCATCAATGTGTCTGTAGCCTCAGCTTCGGAGCTTGAAGCTAGACGGCTGGCAAAAATAATCAAAGAGTACTTAGATGAAGATGAGTTTAAAACTAATATGAGGAGTTTGTAATGAGTAAATATTCTCCTAAAGGAATCCCTGCGCCTAAGAACGCATTTGTAAAAGGTGAGCTACAAACGTTTGAAAACGTTATTATGAAAACGTTTGACACAGGATATGATGCACATCACCCTGATACCAAAACTGCTAAACAAAAGTCTGCGGACTGGTTGGCGCAAGAAATCGCATGGTTTACCAAAGAAGTGGACAGGTACGATAAAAACGTTGCCGCTCCTACAAAAGCTCGTCTAGATACGTTTAACGCGTACCGACTAATGCAAACTATGAAAATCACTGCTTACAAGCAGGTAGGAACTGTAGGAACTTTCACAATCTCCCCTAATGATGCTGTTGCAACCGCAGTCTTTGTACTTCCAATTGTAAACGATACAGTGTACATCCCAAAACTAACTAAACTTGATATTCCTTACACGGTCTATAAAGACCAGTTTAACGTTGCGGGCAGTAACGGCCTTTTGAAGGTTACAAGCACCAGCTATAACGTTGGTGGAAGTGGTGTATACACTTTTACAGCCACTATTGCTTCCGTAACTCCAGATGTGAACCCATCAGTAAGCATTGGAGACGGCACAGTAGTTAGCCTAAAACTTGTTCCTAGTAACGCAGTAACCCGAGTTACAGTAACCAAAGAAAAATGCACAATCTACAGGGATAAGCTAAATGCGTACAACGGTACCGCTACTAAACTAAACGCACTAAAAGCATACCTTCAGCAGTTGAAAACACTATCTGGACTAGATAGCGGTTCAGGCTCAGGTTCGGGAAGTGGCACTGGTAGTGGGTCAGGTAATGGTGGCGGAGGGAATAACACCCCAAAACCTGATGCTGCCAAAATCACTACTGACAAAACTCCAGTTATGTACAACTTACCTAGTGTTAAATGGGCGTACTTCAATAATGCAAGTGTTGACTACCACGATAAAATCCTATTGAATAAGGGTGGAAGTCCTGCCTCTGCTGGAATGGTAGAGACCGCTAACCAGCTTTGGGTTGGGGCCAACAAGGGCTCCCATAAGGGCATGCTACAAACATACTCTTACTGGAAGTCTAAACTTCCTACTAACTCGGGTAAGTACACTGACCCGAACGTACCTGATTGGTACAACAGTGCAGGGTACCAGACTGCCCGTTATGGGTTCCAATTCTTGTACAATCCTGGAACAATTACTATGGGTTGGGGAGGAACGCCCCAGGTTGACCCTGGCCTGCTTATGTCAGGAAAAGACGCATCTCCATACGTTACTCCTTCGCAGACTACTTCGTTTATTCAGTTTGACTTGATTATCAACCGTATGGCCGACATGGCTATTATTAAAGATTTAGGGCCTGTTGAAGTTGAAAAAAACTTGTATGACATTTATGGTATTCAGCCTAGCGTAGACCACCTTAACGAGATTAAAGCTATTAAACAGCTGGGAACCATGTACGACGTGGAGTACCTCTTGAGTACTCTTATCGGGTTTAGAGAGTTTAGTGAGTTGCGGGGTAGGTACACCGCGGACATTGGATTCCTAATGGGTATTCCTGTGGAGCTTCATTTAGGTAAACAGCTTAGATACATCGGCACTATTTTTGATTTCAATGTTACCCACACCATTTTTGGGGAAAACATGGTGCCACTATTTACTAACATTAGTATCACCTTTGCTCGTCGTGTTGAGCCTTACCTCGGTAAGGCTAAGATTAATGGAACAGGTTCACTACTAACCACATGGAATCAACAGCACGACAACCCTTCCCGAAATGGGGGAAGTGGTAGAACCTCTTTAATGCGAAACTTGGAGTAACCAATGCCATTTTCAGATAGTAGATACGCTAATGGAAGGTACTACAAAGCTGCCCAGCCATTGTCTGGAGTAGTTCAAACTGCTGTAGACCGCGTATTTCCCACCCTAATGACCAGATTTAGCACGTACACTTGGGTAGAAGGAGACCGTATCGATATTGTTTCCCGTAAGCTACACGGCTCTGAGGATAGCTGGTGGCAAATCATGGACCTTAACCCAGAAATCACTGACCCGTTTAACATTGCTCCAGGTACGTTGCTGAGGGTTTTAGCGAATGCCCAGTAACTCTTTAGGAAAATCCAGGCAAAGTGCCTACACGGTGGTTAGGTTCCCTACAGTTCCATCCATTAAACTTCAGCCTACCAAAATCGATTTAATTGAAGAACGTGGTATGCATGATTTGCTAACTCTTCAGTTCAGCATTGGTAACCCACTTTGGATAAAAACTCTCCGTACTGGAGTGCCTATCGAGGTAAACATCACTCAAGGACCTTACGCAAGAAACTGGGTGGGGTATGTGTCTTCTGTAACAACACACACTGCAGGGCAACTTCAGGAACTTATGGAGGTGCATTGTATAGGTCCTACTTTCCCTCTAAAGGAGCGCGTCTCAAGGGTATTTGTAAACCAGTCCATTCCGTCAATAGTAAAGACGATTGTGGAAGAGTTTGGGTTTAAGTTTTATGGGGAAGATAACGGTATTGTTTTTGACCAGGTGATAATCGCAAATCACTCTTACTGGGAATGGATTCAAGAACAGGCAAGAAAAATCGGTTATGGGGTAATGGTCGATGGTCTAACGTTTATGTTTAGACCTTTAGACGAGCTAATCCATGCAGGAGTTACTAGCCTTCCAACATTCACTATGTTTGGTAAAGGTACTGGCATAAACAACATGCAAGAAGACCGAACCCTGGACTGGATGCAAGTCTACAACGGAGAGTACGTTGAATACGGTAACTACGTTCGCTCAGAAAAAACCACAGGAGGAGTGAACCCCAAAGACGTAGGTAAAGTGTCCGCATCTGCGAACCCTAAACTGCTGGGAGTGCCTACTAGGGCTAATGTTGGCGATGTGCTCTTCTCGCATAACTTCCAAGAGCACGTGAGTAGTTCTGCTTCCATAGCGAAACTATTAGCTGAAGGTGCTGCACATCACTCTAGGTTCTCTATCCCTGGGAAACTTAAAGGACAAGGTGACCCTAGAGTACGCTTGTACAATCCGATTGCAGTGGTAGGAACTAGCGATTTAAACGATGGAATTTGGATAGTTCACAAAGCTGTACATCACTTTTCGAGTAACCACAATTACCAAGTAGACTTGGACATTGCCACTGATGGTAACGGCACAATCGGGGATGCGTACGTGCGCATAACCGAAAACAGTATTGCTGGAGTGGTAAACTTGACCGAGGCGCTAAACAATGGGGGTCAAAACCCTAACGCTACAAACCATAACAGTTACACGTTAAAAGTTTTAACTGAACTTCACTCAGAGCTTAACCAAGGATGGGCAAGAACTCCTGCCACTTGGGTTTACGCTAGAAAGTAGCCTCATGACACAGTTCTATGAAACAACTATTGCTTACCCGTTCTCTATCTCATACCAAGGAACAGTAGCTACTGCTACCGACCAAACAAAAATCTGGCAAGACAAAGTACTTTCTGTTGTAGGAACATGCTTAAATGAGCGAGTTATGCTTGCAGATTTTGGGTCAGAGATATACACCGCGCAATACCTCACTGCAGATGATGCGTTAGACAAAATCCCTGACTATGTGGCTTCTGCCTTTCACCGATGGTTACCTGACTTGACCTTGGTGTCTGTAGACGGTAGCTACGATGCCAGTATCAACGGTGTCAAAGTGTCGATAACTTACCGCCTACCGAACAAAAAACAAGTTACTACCGCTCTTACCGATTTAACTCTAAACGGTAGCGCACCATTTAAGGAAGTCTAATGGCTGTAAATAACATTCCAACAGCAATCAACTACACCAACAGAGATTTCTACTCTCTGCGTGGAGATTTGATTTCTCGTGTGCAGGCACGTGTGAACACCCCAGGCGGAGCCTATTGGAGCGGTACCGATGCTTCTGACTTCGGAGTGGCTATCGTAGAAGCATTTGCCCACGTTGGGGACATTAGCAACTACTACATCGACCGTGTAGCTAATGAGGGATTTTTGGCTACTGCAATTCAGAGACAGAGCCTTTTAGACATTGCCCAACTTTACGGATACGCACCTGCGGGGTACCGTCAGGCTACTGTTACCATTTCTTTTACTAACTACAGCACTACCGACAGCGTAGTGCTGCCTATTGGAACGGAAGTTTTAACCACCGTTTATGCGGGTACGTATCAAACCACTCTTTACTTTACGCTTACCGACACAATTGTGGTTCCTATTGCAGCAAGCAGTACTGTAGCAGGAACAGTTACAGGGACTGCAACTCATGGAAGAAATGTCACAAATTTTCCAAGTAATGGAGCATCGTCCACTGACGCAACGGACATTGCTGGGGAGCTACTTGGGCACAGCACAGGGCTTTCCAATCAGAGAATTGCACTGAAAAATACTCCTGTAGTTGAGTCGTCAGTAGAAGTGTATGTATACGATGGGTCTGGGTTTGTCCTATGGACGAAAGTGGACAACCTAGGAGATTATGGTCCTAACGACATCGTGTACACTACAGAGACTGACAGTAATGACATTGTTTACGTAGTTTTTGGCGATGGCATCTCAGGAGCAATCCCTACTTTGGGAAACACAATAAAAACAGCTTACGTAACTGGTGGAGGACTAGTAGGTAACATCCCTGGAGGTCAGACTTTTACTCTTTCTGCGATTCCTACCAACAATGGTGTGCAAACCACTGGGTTCCCTAGTGTTGACATGGCCTCATCGGCAGCAGCATACGGTGGAGATGACCCTGAGTCTAATGACTCAATTAGAAAAAACATTCCAGCATCACTGAAGACTTTGAGTAGAGCGGTGTCTTTGGAGGACTACCGCAGTTTGGCTTTGTCAGTAGCGGGCGTAGGCAAAGCTTCCGCAAAAGCTACGCAACCTAACTCAGTCGTACTCTATGTTGGGCCTACTGTATCGGATGTATCCTCAGACTACTACCCAAAAATAAGTGCTGATACAGCCGCGTCTATTACAAGTTACTTCTCTGACAAAACTCAAATTGGTGTGGCAATGACAGTACTTCCCCCTACATACATAGACGCAAAAGTTGCAGTCCAATACAACAAGCTACCAACGTATACGCATGACCAGATGATAGCAGCCATTAAGTACGGTGTGGTTTATGGTCTTGGGTACAACACTCTAGATTTTGACGCCACTATTTACCCAGAGCAAATTGAAGCCAGCCTAATGCAAATTCCTGGAATCGTTTCTTTGAAGGCAGTGTACCTATACCGTGCAACAAACAGCGCAGCTAGAACTGTGCTAATACCTGCTTCTGGAGAGTTTTTCGTGTTTAGCGATGCCAACATGGATGTTTACCCAACTGCATCTCTAAGCACTATGGCTGCTTCTTCTGGAACATTTAGCCCAGCGTTTAGCTCTGCTACGTTTAACTACGCACTGACTGGGGTAACCACCTCCACTATTACCCTTACCCCAACTGCGTGGGATGCTACTTGCGTAATCAAGGTCAACGGAACTACCGTTGCCTCTGGAGTAGCTAGTGGCAGCATTTCTACACCGACAGGTACTACCACAATCACAGTAACTGTAACCAGTGCAGACGGTCTATCTAGTAACACTTACACAATCACGGTAACTAGATAATGATTAAAGACGAGTTTGGTAATAGAAGATTCTTTGGGGTGTACAGAGGCGTTATTGCCGAAGTTAACGACCCTAACTCTCAAAAAAGAGTAAAACTATCTATTCCACAAGTTTTTGGTAATGTAACCACCGACTGGGCATGGCCTGCAGAAGCATACCTGACCCCTAAAATAGGGCAGGGAGTGTTTGTGTTGTTTGAAGGAGGGGACCCTTCTTACCCAGTGTACTTCGGGATGTTTGGAGAAGGAGTTCCAGGAATTCCTGACCCAACCATGGACGCTGGAGTAGTCAGTTAAAGAAGTTTGTATGGCAAAAACTTGCCATACTTGTTATTAGTTAGGAGCTATTATGGCCACAGCAGTTTACCCAAGTGCAGTTCAAACTTTTGCAGGTACGTACCCAAGAACAGACAATGTTAGCACAGTTGTAGCTAACGACGTTAACCTAGTCTATGTAGAAGTTACTGCTATTGAGTCTACTTTAGGCACTGCGCCAACTACTAGCGCCAGTTGGGGTAGCGGTTCGTTTACCCAAGGTACTAGCTGGGGGTCTGTAGCTGCCAGAATTCAGAACATTGAAACAGGGTTGTACACAGCTTACACCGACAGAATGAAGCTCTCAGGTGCAAACGTCTTGTCACTTTCAGGGACAACCGCAGGAATCACCTTATCAACTTCTGGAACAGGCAACCTTCTTGTAGTAGGTAACACTACTTTTGATAAATCAGGGTACATAGTTCTTGATGGTGGGACTGCGTAACAATAACTCATGGGCATTTATAATACTTTTCAATATAGTGATGGTACAGTTTCTGGAATTCCCCAGGTTAAGTACGGTAGTCAATCAAAACTAACTTACTCAGCTGACCCATTCATTGCAACAGCAATCAGCAATACGGTCACCTCTAGCGTAATCAATGGGGCTACAGTAAATACCGTTCTTCCAACAGTAGAGCTTAGTTGGGTTGACCCTGCAGGAACAGTTCTAGGAATTAGAATTTTAAGAAACCAAGAGGGTTTTTCGGAAACTGAGGAAGACGGAGTAATCCTTCTAGATGTGTACCCTGCAGCAGGACAGACTGCAACTACAACTAACCAACAACTAACCGATTTTGGTGGAGCAGTACCCCTAATCCCTGGGAAATACGCATACTATACATTCTGGGTTCTATTCCCTGATTTGACTTGGTCACTGTCCTCTTGGGCAGCTATTGTTATCCCTAAACCTCATGGGGTAATGAGCCCAGAAGGCGTCGAGATTACTAGCTCTGAAAATAAATTTATGAGCCTTTTCCCAAGAGTGTACACAAGCGGTAACGGAGATGCAGTCGGTGAAGTTGATACCGACACTGACTTCTACAAGTTCTTTAGTGGTCTCTCGTACACCCTAGACGAGGTCACCACGTCTGCAGACTTGTTGGAAAAAGCGTTCTCTGGAAGAGAAATAAACCCAAACTTCGTAGCAGTTTTAGCGCAACAACTTGGGCTTCCTAACCTGCCAGGCATTAGCCTCAAAACTCAAAAAAAGCTAATTCGTCAGGCTGCGTTCATCTATAAGCATAAAGGCACTTTGGCAGCAACTCAAGCGTATGTGTCCGCACTTACTGGGTACCCAACTACTGCCACTGTATCACCTAATCTTCTGCTATCTGTGCAGGATGGGTCGTTCTACAAAACAGTTGGCAACTGGGTTGCGGGAACAGGCGTGACTCTTACAGCGGATACTGCCACTGCCACAGTCACGAGTGAAAAGTACTCTGTCAATAGCGTGTACTCAGGAAAAGTTGTTACCACTGGAACTAACCAAGTAATCACCTTAGGGGCCAGCTCCACAAAGTTTACTGCAGTTCCAGTTACAGCAGGTACCGCGTATCAACTATCGTGGTACACCATGGCCAACAGCACAGGAGCTACAGTTACCCCTCAGGCAACTTGGTACGACCTTTCAGGGTCAGTACTTTCTTCTTCTACAGGAACAGCTGTTAGCGTGGCTACTTCTTGGGGTAGAACAGTACAACAGTTTACCTCGCCAAGTAACGCGGTGTTTATGAGCCTACAGTTTTCATTTTCAAGCGCAAAAACTTACAACATAGACCTAATTCAGCTAGCTCTGCTTAGTGACACTCGAAATACTGTATACCATGAACCACGTGGCCTAGAGATTTACCTAGCTCCTTCAAAAATTAACTACATCAAAAACTCTTCGTTTCCTGACGGTACTAACTGGACCATCGCAGGAACTACAGGAACAGTAAGCTACCCAACGCCAACCACTGTTCCAGGCATCCTAGACGGAAGCCACATGTTGCAGGTGGCATCTGCTAACATGAGCAACTTCACCCTTACAGCAAACACCGATGCAGTTATCTCAGGCATGTACTACACGTTTAGCATTTATGCTAAAACTACTACTGGAACTGCTGCGTTAGCGTTTGTAACCAGCGCCCTTGATAGCACAGACAATACAGTGCTAGTAACCTCAACGTTTACCCCTTCAGGTGGGGTAACTGCCTCTTGGGCTAGGTATACCTCAACAGTGTACGTTCCAGCATACACTGGGTCGCTGTACCTACAGGTACAGGTAAAAGGTGTGGGAAGTTCATCTTCAACTCCAACATTGCAGTTTGATGCTGCTCAAGCAGAACCTGGGTACACCATTACAGACTACTTTGACGGTTCGTTTAGTACTCGAGGTGCTTCATGGTCAGGAACTGTTGGAGCCAGCACTTCAACCATGTACCCTAAAAAAGGAACAAGAATAAACAACTTAGTAACTAGCCTTCCTGAGTTTATCCCTGTGAACACCCCGTATGTGATTTCAACAGGACTGACTTCTGGTGCCACAATTGAAAGTTCAGGCTTTTCATCATAGGATAAGCCTATGAATGACTTTTTTACTGTAATAACAGCTAGCTTTGCTGTAGCCTACTTGACCGAGCTAATCAGCTTGGTTATACCCACACCATTCCAAACATTTGCTAAGCACATACTCACTATTGCACTAGCAGTTGCTGTTTCATGGGTGATTTGGAGCCAGGTTTACTACTGGGCAATGTTCATTGCTGCTATCGGGTTCGTGTCTACCACTTGCCGTATTTTGGTAGATAGGGTAACCTCAAAGCCTCAAGTAATCAGTAACTATACGAGGCGCTAATGACCAAACTAGAACTAGCCGTACTTACCGCGATAACTAACACTGCGGATAGGTGGGGTGAATCAAGTGTAACTATGGCAGAGTTACAAGAACACACTGGCTACGGTAGGACATCTTTATCTAAAGCGGTAAACCAGCTTAGCCTGTCAGGGGCAGTAAAAGTTGTCAGAACCAAACGAAATCTTGGACGACTTTACAAAAACAAATACCTATTGGTAAAGTGAACATCAACAGCTTATATAGCTATATAGGTTTATATAAGATACATATTTGTACATTAGTAAAGATAATACTACGTATTATCTTTAGAGGGCTGACGCCCTCAGAAGGGAAAAACAATGGTAAATAAATGGGAAGAAAATGATGGGTTCATCCTTGGTGATTTTTCATCAGAACCTAGCACTATCAAAAAAGTAAACAAACGAGACCCAAAGACAAGGCATCAAAGGCCACAAGAAGAGTGGACACCTGCGGATGTTGCTTCAGAGTTTTCGTACCGCATCTATCAAAAGCTTCGTGGATACCCAGGTGTGGTAAACACTAAGGCTCTTTGGGGAGCATTAGCTACTAACCGCACTAAACACAACGTGACTGCAGTAATCGAACTCGAGGCTATGGACCGTTTTATTTCAGACGAACGAAACCTAGTTGCTATTCGTAAGTTTCCAAAAAATGCTCACAAAATGTTTCTAAACTCTATCTCTGCTCAGATGAACAACATTCTGGTTACCTTTGACATGGACGAAAAATTTGACAAAGAACCAGAGTCTGTGTCAGAGTATGTTTACGCTTCAGATGGAACCGAGTTTGATAACTCAATGGCTGGTCGCCTAGAACTGAAGCATTACGAAGACACTTTGAAGGGAAAATAAATGTCTTACACTCTTGCGGAGCTATCTCCTCTAAAACGCCAATGGATTCTCAGGAACTCCAACATTCCTCGTAGGTTCATTGGGCTAGACCTAACTGACCTAGAAAAAACTGTGGGAGAGTTTCCCGTAGCCATCGATAAGTGGCTGACTAAGGTCCTAGCTTGCGAAACTATTCGTCGTATCGGTGGAGTGGGCACCACTGGTGTCGGATTGCTGTTTGACGGTGCCCCAGGCATCGGTAAAACCACTCACGCAGTAGTAACCGCCATGGAGCTCATTCGTCGCCTACCTGAGGAGCCTGAGGCTGCTCAAGCAGTTTTGAGTATGCAGGCTAGCGACTTCGGAATGGCTGCTCGCCCTGTGTACTACATGACTTACCCAGAGTTTCTATCTCGCAAGAAGTCCATGATTGACGCTGACCCTGAAACTAAGCGCCTAATTTTTCACGAGATGGAGGGGCTCCACGGACGTGCCGAGAATGACGCTCTAAATGTTAGGGTTCTAATCCTTGACGATTTGGGTAAAGAGTACAAAGGCGCTGGATTCAACGACGCTTCTTTTGATGAGGTTTTGCGCTCTCGGTATGACAAAGGGCTACCAACTATTATCACCACCAACGTAGCTCGTGAAAAGTGGGCTAATCAGTATGGTGAGGCTATGGGCAGCTTTGCTTACGAAGCGTTCAAGCGTGTACGATTGACTACTGGCGAAGACCTTCGTCAGGCATAAGGAGCTGAAATTGGATATCGAATGGCGTACAGTTCAACTGTTCTTAGGAAGTGAAGGAATCTCTGAGGTAGCACTTGCTACTCATGATACTCGCAAGGCACGCTGCACCTGCACTGCGTTTTCGAACTCAGGTCGGTGCAAGCACATCAAGTTTGTTAAAGAACGCCTTATTGAGGGAGATGGAAACTACAACATCCAAATCCCAGAGGATGTTCCTGATGAAGAAGCAGCTGAAGCAATGGCAAGTCTTGAAGATTGGCGTGAGTTTGTGATGAAGTACGGAAAGATTGAGACCATTGATTAACGGTGACATTTCTAACGAAACATCTCCACGTGTTATCGTTATGATTGACGCTGTGGTCACCTCCGAGATTGTCGAAGAACGGAAGCTTATGCGCGTGGCGAAAGAGCGCAAAGTAACCTCTCTAAACCACTTAGCTTTGTCCCACCTATGGAACATTGCTAACAAGTATGGTCTTTCACTGGAGCTCGCAGGAATCGAGAAAGAGCACTGGTCTCAGGAACACTTGGACAAGCTAATGGACAAGCTAGACCGTAGGGGCGGTAACCCGTTTAACTACGCCGAGCTATACACCAGCTTGGACGACTTTATTGGGGAGATTCCTTATCGGAATAATCTCAAAGGAGTAGTGGACCTTCGTGAGAAAGTAGCTCGCTATGGTTCCTACGGAATCGAACTAAACAACCTTTAAACTAATTTTTTACAGAAGGGTAAAAGATGGCAAACGATAACGAGTACCGCTTAGTCAGTAAGGTGATTACTGACCGCAACATCATTCCAGTAATGGAGCGCGGTGTCAAAGATGACTGGATTGTAGACGACGACCTACGTCGTGTATGGAAGTTTGTACGTGAGCACTACGCTAACTACCGTGAAGTTCCTACACTTGTCGCTGTGGTAGACAACTTTCCAAACTTTAAAGCACTAAAAGTGGAAGACACCCTGGAGTACCTACTAGACGTTATGGTGGCATACCGTCGTAGGATGCTCACTCGAGCAGGTATCACCAAAGTAATCGAGGATGCCTCGGCTAACGACCATGAGGCTGCACTCACCGAGATGAGTAAAACCATCACATTGGTGAATGAGCAGGGTGTACAAGGAACTACTCACCTTGACATGACCAAAGACCCTGACAAGTTTTTGGAAGAATACCTAAACCGCCAGAACTCACAAATGCTTGGTGTTCCTACAGGTTTCTCGGACATTGACGAGGCTACAGCAGGGCTGCAGGGTGGTCAGTTGATTACCTTGATTGCGCCACCTAAAACAGGTAAGTCACAGATTGCCCTACGCATGGCAGCAAATGTGCACGAAGCTGGAATGGTACCTATGTTCCAGTCGTTTGAGATGAACAATCACGAGCAGTCCCAGCGGTACCTATCCATGAAAGCCAACCTGAACAGCACACAGTTCCGACTAGGAAAGCTGGATGAGGTTTCCGAGGCCAGGTTCAAGGACACCCTCGAATCTTTGAAGAAGACCGCACCGTTCAACTTTGTGGACGCAGTTGGTGGCCTTACCATTGACAACCTAGTAGCCAAAGCTGAACAGCTAAACCCAGACATTATTTTTGTTGATGGTGTTTACCTGATGATGGACCAAGTTTCTGGAGACTCAAACACTCCTCAAGCTTTGACTAACATCACTCGTGGCTTGAAGCGTGTGGCGCAACGCATGAATATCCCTATCGTGATTACCACCCAGACTCTTCTTTGGAAGATGAAGGGCGGAAAGGTAGACGCAGGTTCTATCGGTTACTCGTCTTCCTTTTTCCAAGACTCAGATGTTATTATCGGTCTTGAACCTATTGAGGGAGAAGATTTGCTACGTACGCTAAAGGTAGTCCAGGCACGTAACTGTGGTCCTAGGGAGACCTCTATCACATGGAACTGGCGCACAGGCTGTTTCCACGATGAGTCCCAGTCTGCTAACTGCAAGTTTTGTGCAGGAAGTATGGTGTTCGGTGTCCCTGCTTATTGATGTAGAGGCAGTTCTTACCGCTCTGGGAATTCCCAGCGAGCAGGCAGGCTCGGAGTATAGGGCACTATGCCCTATGCACGAGCGCAGGACGGGTAAGCAAGACCACTCGCCATCGTGGTTTATCAATGCTGACACTGGACAGCACATCTGCTTTTCTTGTGGGTACAAGGGTAACCTAGCGCAGCTAGTTTGTGACGTTAACGAGTTCTACCAAAACACTTTTGGAGCCGTTACTAGCTACGACTACGCTGCTGCAGAACTCTGGATTTCTCAAGTATCTGAAGTTCCTTTGGAAAAGCTCGCAGAGCTTATGCGTAGTTTGCCCAACTACGTGCAGTCAAATACCAAGCCACTTGAGATGTCAGAAGCACGGCTAGCTGTGTTTGATTCCCCACCTCAAGATGCATTAGATGCTAGGAACCTGACTACCGAATCTGCGCAAAAGTATGGTGTGCTTTGGGATAGCCAACGTAAAAACTGGATTCTCCCTTTGCGTGACCCTCACTTCTACCGCCTCATGGGATGGCAAGAAAAAGGAACTGTGAATCGCACGTTCTTCAATCGCCCAGCTGGCTTACAAAAATCAAAAACACTATTTGGAATCGAGAATCAAAATGAGTTGTGCACTATTATCGTGGAATCCCCTTTGGATTGCCTTCGCCTGTGTTCTGTCGGCATGGACGGTGCTCTTGCTATTTGTGGTAGTAGCGTTAGCGATGAGCAAGCGAAACTCCTCCGACACTCGGAACGACTAATCGCAGCTTTTGACAACGATGCTGCTGGGCATAAGGCCAGCAAAGAACTGCTAAAGCTAGCAAATAAATACAGTTTAAATCTGTTCTTTTTCAACTATGGTAGTAGTAGTGCTAAAGACCCTGGCGACATGACGGCTGCTGAGATTCGTTGGGGTATCGATAACGCAATCACGTCACTACTCGGAGAAGACGCTTATGTTCAAAGGAACGCTAAAACCGTATCAAACTGAAGCGGTGCAAAAAATGGTCGAACAAAAGACCATACTAGTGGCATACGAGATGGGTCTCGGTAAAACCCCGATGACGATTGCAGCAATAGAAGAGCTAAGAGACAAAGGCAAGATGACCAGAACGGTCCTTGTCCTTTGTCTTTCTTCGCTTAAGTATCAATGGAAAAAAGAGATAGAAAAGTTTAGCGATTCATCTGCCATTGTTATTGATGGTAACCCTAGAAAGCGTGCAGAACAGTACGCAGAGGTAGTAGAGCATGACTATGTCATCATGAACTATGAGCAAGTAGTAAACGATTTTGATGTGTTAAAACACTTTAGTTTTGATGCCATAATTTGTGACGAGGCCACCGCCATTAAAGGGTTCAGAGCTAAGAGAGCCAAGCGAGTGAAGGAACTCGCTAAACAAATTCCTGTCAGATTTGCACTTACTGGTACACCAATTGAAAATGGTAGACCAGAAGAAATCTACTCAATTATGCAGTTTGTTGACCCAAAGATTTTGGGAAGATTCGACATCTTCGATAAAACCTTTATTGTTAGAAATCACTTCGGTGGGGTTCAGAGATACACCAACCTACCTACTTTACACAAAACTGTTATGAAGTTTGCTGTGCGTAAATCTCAATCAGATGAAGACGTAAAGCCGTACCTTCCAGATGCTGTTTACCGAGAACCTGTCATTGTCAAGCTAGACAACGCCACACAAAAACTGTACAACCACATTGTCAAAGACCTTTATGGGGTACTTCTAGAAGCACGTGAGACCCTAGGCAGCAACTTTAGCCTTTCCGCACATTATGGGCAGTCTTACGACCCAAACGACCCAGCTAACCAGTTGCGAGGGGAAGTCATGTCAAGAATCTCTGCTCTAAGAATGCTGTGCTCTAGCCCCAACGTTCTACTCGCCAGCTACACGAACTTTGCTGAAAACAATGGTAAAGGTAGCGCCTATGTGTTCTCTTTAGGAGACTTGCTGCATGGTATCTCCAAAACTCCAAAGCTAGACGAGGCAACCAAATACCTGGAAGACCATCTGGAGATTGATGACTCCTATAAAGCGGTGGTATTTACTTCCTATTTGGATTCCGTATCGGAACTGGTAGATAGACTAAACGCCAAAGGATTTGGTGCCGTGGCTTACACAGGCGAGATGAACGCAGTAAAAAAAGAAGACGCTAAAGTAAAGTTCCAAACTAGAAGTCACATCAGGGTATTAGTTTCCAGCGATGCGGGTGGTTACGGCGTAGATTTGCCACAAGCAAACTTGCTCCTTAACTATGACCAACCTTGGAGCGCAGGGCTTGCTGTGCAACGCAACGGGAGAATCAACAGAACTTCTAGTACCTGGGCTACCGTAACCATTCAAGACATTTTGGTAAAAGATTCCATTGAGCAAAGACAATGGGATATGCTAAAACAGAAGAGCAACATTGCAGGCGCAGTGCTAGATGGCACTGGCATCAATTCTAGAGGCGGTGTTGACTTAACAGTTGGCAGCCTGCTAGACTTTTTAACACACAGAATGAACGGAGAGTAACATGGCACTAGTTTCAGAAGAAGAAGGTCGCAAGTTCGCAGACCCAAATGATTTCACGGCACAAGTTCGTGAGTATGTACGTGTCAAGAACACTATTGACATGATGGACGCTCGAGCAAAAGAGCTGCGTCAAAAACTATTTGAAGTTCTAGACAATCAAGGTGAAGAAGACCTAAAGGGCAACATCGTATTTGCTCTACCAGCAGCAGTTGATGGCGTAGTTTCTCTAGAAAAACAGCGTCGTGTCACCCGCAAACTTAACGAAGCTTTGGCGGAGACCCTAATCGAAGAAAAAGGTATTGGTGACCGTGTTTACGAAGTTAAGCGGGTTATCAACGAAGAAGCTTTGATGGCAGCCTACTACGACGAGCTTCTTACTGAAGAAGAACTTGACAGCATGTTCCCTGCGAATGTAGTCTGGGCTCTACGAACAGTAAAAAAATAGAGCTAAAAGTCTGTACAAATAAGGAGACTCACATGTGGATTAGCAAGAAAAAACTAGAACGTAAGATTTTTGAGGTACAGAGCAAAGCCGAGAAAGACGCGTGGGAACGTGAAGCTGAGCAGCGTCAAAACACTCGACTTTACGAAATTGAACAGCGTGTGTACAAACTGGAACATAAAACAGGCCTCAAGAAAGAACAAAAGAGCTGCTGCGGTGCAGTAGAGATTGTGGAGTCTGTATTCTAATGACTACGTATGAGTTCAAAGTAACCTACAACACCAAAGCAGATTTTGGTGAGCGTTGGAGTGTAGACCACTCAGCAGAGGGTAGCGCAGATTACATCGCTAAACAAAACCAACTAGATGATGCAATGTGGGACAGCCTAAACCTGCCAGAATCAGAAGAGCAGGGCGACGATGAGTATGACGAGGAGGACTAGTAATGGCTAAGGGACAACGTAACGCAAACCGCAACAACGGCAAAGCAAGCAAGAAGCACCCAAAGATGTTTGATGCAACCAAACGTCGTCTAGTAGCTAAGGCTTAACTAAATGAAAAAAACATTGGCAGTACTTCTGCTAACCGCAACAGTTATTTCACTAACTGGATGCGCAGGCAACCAGTTTCACACGTTTCAAGACGCCTCGGATACATGTTTCGCCTCATCTGGTGTACAGGTATCAGACAACGGAACAACCCTTACAGTCGACATGATGGGCGAGGAAGAGATTACTGGCGCAACCTATGACGACCTAGTGTGCGTTGTAGACGAGGTAGGAACCCCAGCGTTCATCAAAGATGAAATGTGGGCTACTCGTGCTATTGACGGTCGTCAGTCAGAAGAGTTTGACGGAATTTCAGTTAAATGGTCGTATAGCCCAGCTAACGGCATGAACCTCACCTACCACAAGCAGTAGGAGCAAGACATGCCAGGGCTACGCAGCGACGAAGACATTCTTAGAGCTTTTGACGGGCTAGATTTTGTTCCAGGCTCTAAGCAGAAGCGTCGTGAAGACAACCCTGTTGCTGAGAAAAAACGTAAACAGTCTTTTGGAGAGTCTAACGGTTGGGACACAGCCCCCATCATCAAGACCTTCAGAGGAAAAGAGATGGAACTGTTTACTATTAGCGCCTTAGCTCACGCTTTGGATAAGCAAGTAGTAACAGTTCGTCTTTGGGAAAAGAACGGATACATCCCAACAGCCCCTTACCGACTTCGGTCAAAGGAACTGAACGGTAAAACAGTAAACGGAAACCGCGTATACACTCGCCCATTTATTGAAAGTATCGTAGAAGAATTCGCACGTCGTGGACTTTTGGGTTCAGCTCGTGTAGAATGGAAATACCACGAAGACCTAACCCGTGTGCTTGTAGCACGGTGGAAAGAAATCGTGTCAAACGAGAGTCAGAACTGACCTCCGACTAACTGGACGTAAGTCCCCACAGAGAAAGAACCACCGCATTATGATTAACCGCCCGATTATTGACGCAGACGCTTATTTGATTGATGATGAGCCAGCTGCAGAACCAAAGCACGGTACTACAGTTCAGGCTGGATGGGCTGCTGCAGACATCTTCCTAAAGAAGAAGTCTTCAACCTCAGACAGCAAGTACGCTTCATTTTTGAAGTTCTCAGAGCAGGGCGTTCTTGTCCGCTTCCTTGACGATGGTCCTTTCAAGGTCTACGAAGAACACTGGATTGACCGCACTGAAGGTCGTCGTTCATTCGTATGTACAGGTGGCGACTGCCCACTCTGCACTATCGCTGGTGACAAGCCACGCCCTAAGTTCGCATTCAACGTGCTCGTGTTGAACGAAGAGGAGCCTACCGTACAGGTAATGGTTGCTGTTCCAACTCTTGCAAAACTTCTTCAAGCAGCAAACGATGACCCTAAGAAGGGTCCTCTAACTCGCTACTTCTGGGAAATCAAGCGCCTTGGTATGGGCCGTGACACTCAGTACACCCTAGAGCGTGTACGTGCCACCGACCTTGCTGAAGAGTTCGAGATTGACCCTGATGATGTGGCTGACCTTGTTGCTCAAGCTGTGCGTTACGAAGAATCAGTAATTACTCTCACGCCTCGCGAGGAATTGCTGACCATCGCACGTGGACTAGTTTCTTAGTCCATCCCCCATGTGGGAGACCAGGTTCTTACTCCCTTCTGTCCTGGTCTCCCACTCTTAATTTTTGCGAGGCGCATAATGAACATTATTACTACTAAAGAACAGCTCGAAGAGTTTGTTTCTTTTTACAGCTCCGTTGACGCATTTGCGTTTGACGTTGAGACCATTGGTGAAAACCGCCTTTACCCAGTAATCAATGACGTTTGCTGGATTTCTTTTGCTACCGAGGGGCGCACAGACGTTATCCCTATGGGACACCCTAACGGTGAGTTTGACTCATGGAGTAAGCCCCTGCTGATTGTTGGTCAGCGCCGTCTTGCCGAGGGTAAAGAACTTCAAGACACTCACTACTCTAAAGACGAAAAGAAGTGGGTAGCTAAGTTCTCAGAACCTCCAGCGCAGCTTACCCCACGACAAGTATTTGACGCCATCGAACCTCTGTTGTTTGGTCCTGCGCTAAAGATTGCTCACAATGCAAAGTTTGACCTCAAGTCGATTGCTAAATACTACGGTGGAAAAATTCCTAGTAAGCCATACTTTGACACACTGACCGCTGCGATGATTACCAACAACATGAACAAAAACTCTTTGGGTCTCAAGGCGTGTGTTGAGCGTGAGCTTGGCGTAGACATGTCTAAGGGCATCGGAGAGAATGTTGCTTTGCACTCTTTTACAGATGTAGCCAACTACTCTGGTATTGACTCTCAGCTTACTTGGGAACTGTACAAGGTTCTTGACCGTAAGATTATGGGTAACCTACGTCGTGTATGGCGTCTAGAGATGGATGTACTAGCTGCGCTATCCGACATGGAGCTTGTTGGTGCGTACATCGACCAAGAACAGTTGGCCATTCTAGCAGAGCAAATTGGTAACGACAAAGAGGCGGCTAAGGCTAAAGCATTCAAGGTAGCAGGAGAGCCATTTGCGATTAACTCGGTTCCTACCAAGCAACGCCTGCTTTATGGAGTTTCCAGCCCTGAGGCTCGTCCTCGCCTACCCATGAATCCTAAGTTTGGTAATACTCTCACTGATAAGGGACGTCAGGTTTACCGTAGTAAGGGCGAACTGAACCATACTCATTTCTCAGTGGCAGCAGACGCACTAGATTTCTATCGCGGAAAAGACGCTCTTGTGGATGCTCTTCTGGAGTATTCCGACTTAAACAAGCTAATGACCACTTACGTTACCCCATACACTGGCGGTATGGTTGAGCGTGAGACCAACGGTAAGAAGACTCTTATCGAAAAACGTTCGTTGCTTATCAATGGGCGTGTGCACACTAACTTCAAATCTCATGGTGCTGAAACTGGTCGTCTAAGTTCTTCTGAGCCTAACTTGCAGAACATCCCATCATCAGGCGACTATGGTAAGTTGGTTCGCAACTTGTTTGTGGCTCCTCCAGGTCACAAGTTAGTAGTGGCGGACTACTCGCAGATTGAACCTCGTGTCATTGCGTCTTTAGCCAACGACCCTGTGCTTGTAGATAACTACCTAACTGGTGGGGACATCTACACCACAATCGGTGACACCATGGGTGTTGACCGCAAAGCGGGTAAGGTGCTTGTTCTAGCCATCTCTTACGGTGTTGGTCCTGACAAGATTGCTTCGTCTATCGGTTGTACTGTAAAAGAAGCTAAGGCACTTCTTACTCGTTTTGAAACAGAGTTTGCGACTATCTCTAAATACAAGAACAGCGTTATCCGTTTAGCCCGTAATAAGTCACCGCTACCTTATGTGGAAACTTTGTTCGGACGTAGGCGCTACATCCCAGACCTACTGTCTAAAGAACAGGGGCTGTTGTCACGTGCTGAGCGCCAAGCGTTTAACACCATGATTCAGGGTTCAGCTGCGGACATTATGAAGCTAGCGATTGTTCGTGCTCACTCCTGCTTCATCAATGAGCCCGACATCAACGTGGTCCTCACTGTTCACGATGAGTTGGTCACCATCTGCCCTGAAGACCGTGCAGAAGAAGTTGCTGACGCTATTCGGGAGTCTATGGAGGGTATCAATTTGCCACAAATACGAGTACCATTAAAAGCAGAAGTATACATCGTAGACAAATGGGGTCAGGCTAAATAATGTTTAAAAAGAAAACGCGTAAGCGCCCTGCGCTAACTATGGCAGACATGTCAAAACGAACTCGTGGGTTTATCCTAGACTCACAGATTCAGAATGCACATGAAATCAGTTACCTACTTGGTTGCTCAGTAGTTAGTGACGAAGTCGCTGAGCACGAAGAGCAGGAGAGCGATACCCGTGTTGAGCGGGTGTCTTTCCTTATTCCGCTACTTTTTGCTTATGCAAAAACCCTAGCGGAAGGAACCACTACCTTTCAGCAAAAAAACCTTCCTGAGGAACTTCAAGGAGTAGCTGACGAGGTTTGGCTGCAAAGCAAGAAGATGATGGAAGAGTTCGCTTTTTCTGCACTTGTCGGAGCAGTTTCACAGTTAATCGACATGGGTCTACTCGCACCAATAAAGGATAAACGATGAATAACGCAGACTGGTGGGCAAAAAAACTAAACACTCCACCTGTACCTACCCCTCAGCCTAATCGGCAGCCAAACCTGCCAACCCCACCGTCACAGCTACCAATGACTCCGATGCCTGCGTTTCAACAGCCGCAAACATCCGAGTCAAAAGCGCAGTCCGCTAAAAGTGTTGCTACGTGTCCTGACTGCGGGTCGGGGAACTACTTTGCTGCTACGGCTCAAACTTCATTCCGCTGTTACGACTGTGGGTATCCCATTCAGCAGTCAGGCTCGCGTTACGGTGGCCTCGCTGGTGCGCATGTTGAAGGCGCTACGCAACCTGCGCTAGGAAACGACGCTACCAATAACTGGAACCCTATCTCTAGTGCTAGCGAAGCGATTGCGAGGGTTCAGTAATGGATGGATTCCAGGAAGACTTGAAGCGCCACTATGAGGTAGGGTTCAACGATGGAATCTACCACACCACAGACTTTATGAAGTCTGTTGCCCAAGACCTGCGCAGTGTTGCAGGAGAAGAGGGCGAGAAAGACGCCAGTTTGTTGGAGGACATCGCAGATGTTCTTCTAGAAGACCTAAAGAAGGAGCATAATGATTAACCTAGAAGCTAAAAAAATCATGGCACAAATCAACAAGAAGTTGGGCCATGAGGCGGTAGTAGTTGGGGAAAGTATCCGCGCAGACCTTCTTCAGCGGTTTACTACAGGCTCGACTACCTACGACTACATCCTGGGCGGTGGGTTCCCCGCAAACCAATGGAACGAACTTGTGGGAGAGCCAAGCCACGGTAAGACGGCCTTGGCCCTTAAAACTATTGCTGCCAACCAGAGCATCAACTCAGAGTTCATCGCTGTGTGGGTTGCTGCTGAGCAGTGGGTTCCAGAGTATGCCGAGTTTTGTGGTGTAGACACTTCCCGAGTAATCGTCATTGAGACCAACATCATGGAAGAAGCCTACGATGCGGTAATCGCATTCGCTGAGTCGCGGTCTATTGACGCTATTGTAATTGACTCTCTTCCTGCGCTAATCCCAGGGCCAGAAGACGAGAAGAGCATGGATGAAATGACTGTAGGTCGTGGCGCTCTTCTAACCAACAAGTTTTTCCGTAAAGCAGGTGCTGCTATCAAGCGTAGCCTTACAGAATCGGAACGCCCTATCCTAGGCATCATCATCAATCAGTACCGTATGAAGATTGGTGTAATGCACGGAGACCCACGTACGACTCCAGGTGGACAGGGCAAAGACTACGCCTACTTCACCCGCACCGAGGTTCGTCGTAAAGACTGGATTAAGGCAGGCTCAGGAGAAAACGAAAAGCGTGTAGGTCAGCAGATTATTATGAAGACGGTTAAGAACAAAACTGCGCCACCTTATCAGGTAGCTTCTGTGGACTTCTACTTCAAAGAACATAGCATCTACTCCCCAGGAGACTTTGACACCGCTAAAGAAGTTGTTGCCTTGTCTATCATTCAGCAGGTAGTTGACCGAAAAGGTGGCTGGATTTACTACAAAGACCGCAAGTGGAATGGCAGTGAAGCATTTGCTAACTCGGTACGTGAAGATGTAGACTTGTTCCAAGAGCTTCGCAATGAAGTTCTATCCGCAAAAATGGTTTTCTCAGAAGGAGACAATGATGAGCAAGATGAGTGAGTTGAGCGTTAACCACGAAGCGTACGAACAGTACGAAGAGTCAATGCGCCAAGAACTTCGTGAAGAAGGTGCGGAAGAGCTTCGTATTGAACTTCTACGTCGTTTCGAGGAACTGTTTGCTCCTGTAACTTTAGATAATGGCTATCCACCAGTGGCTATTTCTATGGCAGAGTCTGTACGTACGGTTGTTAAGGGCGCACAGATTTAATGAAGTCAGAAGGCCAAAAGCAGTCCCAGAAGCATGAGCGTCGAATTGCTAAAGCAATTGGAGGGCAAGTCAATGCTGCTTCTGGGGCTTTTTGGTCCCGCAAAGGAGATGTGCGGAGCGATGACTTACTGGTAGAACACAAGTGGACAGGTAAGAAGTCTAAAACTATTACCTCTGCTGAATTGAAAAAAATAACTAACGAAGCCATCATGGATGGTCGCACACCCGTATTTGGAATTCACCTTGATGGTGAGGACTATGTTCTTTTACTAGAAACAGATTTCTTAGAGATACGGGAAAAACTTGCTAAACCTCTTTCAGAACGATGACCAATCTTGGCGCTATTTGGCAGAATGTGACGGAGTCGAAGACCCCGACATTTTCTTCCCACCAAGAGACAAGGCCCTTTACAGCAAGATTGCTGCAGAAGCAAAGAGCTACTGTAAAGGAGACGGTAACACTCTACCGTGCCCTGTCAGACTTGACTGTCTTTGGGAAGCAGTCCAAACCGAAGAGCCTTATGGAATCTGGGGCGGGATGTCTCATCGAGAGAGAAACGCTTTAGTCAGAAAATGGCAAAGAAAATACAGAACACAAATGACATTGAAAGAGTACATCTTTCAATTAGACACGGGAGAACAAGATGGTATCGGACCTAAAAAAGTTTCTTGATGCTAAGGCAAAACCAACTAGGCTTTTAGGAGACGTCGAGCGTTACTTGCTTGCTCGTCCAGTGGGTGACCGCAGCACCACCGTGCTGCACCCCTCTGAAATTATTAAGCGCGACTGGTGCAAGCGAGCCTCATACTTTCTGCTAAAAGGGCACACTAAAGTTGCTGAAAAGCCACCACTGCGTCTGCAGAGTATCTTTGATGAAGGCCATGCTATTCACGCAAAATGGCAAAAGTACTTCCAAGAAATGGGAGTTCTTCATGGCAAATTTAAGTGCCTAGTTTGTGACCGTGTTACTTGGGGAACTAGCCCTTCAAACTGCATGGCTTGTGACGCCCCTTCTAGCAAACTCATCTACGATGAAGTCACCTTGGTTGATAATGACCTACGTATTGCTGGACACACTGACGGCTGGATTAAAGGTATCGGTGCAGACACCCTAATCGAGATTAAGTCAGTGGGTCCAGGAACTATTCGCTCTGAAGCTCCGCAGCTAATGCAGGAAGCTAACGGAGATTTCATGGAAGCATGGAAGCTTATCAAGCGCCCATTCGGCTCTCACATTTTGCAAGGTCAAATGTATCTAGAGCTTATGCGTCGTATGGGTCACGAAGTTCACGAGATTACTTTCTTATATGAACTAAAGGCGGACCAGTCTATCCGTGAGTTCCCTCCGATTCGTGCGGACTACGAACTAGTGGCTCACATCTTCGAGGGAGCACAGTTTGTAGTTGATGCTCTTGCTGAGGGCGTGGCACCTAAATGTAACAACGTACCAGGCGGAGTCTGCAAGCAGTGCGCCCCATACAAGGAGGACTAATGAGCGCAGTAGAAAAGTTCAACAGTTGGGGTTTACGATTCGCTAAGCCCGAAGACGACCAAGTAACTCTTCCTCAAGACATCACCTCTATTGGCTCTGAAGAACTTGGCGGGTTGTTTACTCGCCTAACTTCTTGGACTGACTACATTAACTCTCAGCTCACACTAGCCCAGCTGGAAGAGCGGTCTTTGCTGAAGAAGAAGGAATACCTAGAAAACACCATGATGGTAAAACGCATGGGAGCTCAGGTAAAGGGCGAGAGGGTCACCGCCATCAAGGCGGAGATTGCTGCTAACCAAGACATTCATGACTTAGATGTTGAGTACGAAGAAAAGTACGCATATCGAAAACTCGTGGAAATGCTTTTGCAAAACTACGAACGTGACCTATCGCTAGTAAGCCGTGAAATCACACGACGCTCTAATGACTCACGCACATTCAGGAAGGATGCGTTCTAATGCTAATCGGGATTATCGGCCCTGCGCGCAGTGGCAAAGACACCATTGCTAACTTTCTCGTTAAAGACTACGACTTTCAGAAAATGTCTTTTGCAGACCCTATCAGGGAAGCACTAGTTGCTCTAGACCCTATTGTTTCTTTCAATGGTACGCACACACACCTTTCCCAGTTGATTGACACTTTGACTTGGGATGAGATTAAGGCAGGAAGTCCCGAGATTCGAGGTCTGCTACAGCGCATGGGAACTGAAGTTGGTCAGCGTATGTTCGGCAAAAACCTGTGGGTTGACATGACTTTCAAAAACGCCTCTGGAATTAAAGACCTAGTTATTCCAGATGTTCGATTTCTGCATGAAGTAGCCGCTATTAAGAACCGAGGGGGCATCATAATCAGGGTAACCAAGCCTAACATTGGGCCAGCCAACTCTCACGTGTCTGAACACCAACTCGCTAACTATGAGGCGGACTACGTAATCGGAAACCGTGGAACTTTGCACCAGCTTTCTGCAAAAGTCAACATCCTAATGTCATCTATGTCGGCCTGGTCATGAGCTGGATTTATCAACTGACTGCCGAAGAAGAGGCCCTAGCAGCAAGGGTAGGCTGGGAACGTCAACTTCCTATGCTTGGTCAACCTGAGCGTAACCGTAACTACAGTGAAGGAGACATTTGGGAAGCTTGGCAGCACATGATTTGTGCAGCTTCTGAGATTGCGGCTGCCCGTATGCTTGGCATGAATGACTTTGAGCCACACGTAAACACCTTTAAAAACAAGCTAGACATCCCAGGTTTTGAGGTGCGATACTCTTTTACAAAAGACATTCCTGGATATCCTAAGTGGTCTTTGCGGTATAAGGATGGTGTGGATAGCCCTGATGAAACGTACATTCTTATCGTGGGTGGGCCTGAGCAAAAGACCCGACGTAATCCTGCCGATGGGTACAAAGCCCCAGCTTTCCGTGCAGTTGGGTGGATGCGAGGAAGTGAGTGCGCAGACATTCGCCACATGATGCCGTATGGTGTAGGAAACTACGCAGTGCCCATCGCAGAGCTACATGATATGGCTGACCTTAAGGTTCCTGAAAATGTCTGAAAAAGTTTTTGATGGTGGTCTAACCCCAGGAGTACCTGTGGGGATTGGGATTGACCAATCCCTGACAGGGTTTGCAATGTCCGCAGTTGAGATTGCTCGTCCTGAAAATCACGAAACATGGGTGTATTCATCCCCCTACCGAGGCGTTCAACGACTAGCAGACATTTCAGAGTGGGTTGCTTCTAAGTTTGACTTCTTAGAAGGTAACGTTAACGATGTTTACGACATTGCTATGGAGGGCTCAGTCCTTCATAGCCAAGCAGCTACCGTTCTAGGAGAACTCGCTGGCGTAGTAAAGCTCACCCTGTTTACTGTCTTCGGACCTACTCACCCCAACCAGCTACTTCGCACTCCCCTGCAGGTTCCTCCAATGACACTAAAAAAGTTTGTTAGTGGAAAAGGTACTGCCACAAAAGACGTGATGTTGCTTAATGTGTACAAAAAATATGGAGTAGAGCTGACCGACAACAACGCGGCAGATGCCTATGGTTTGGCTCGAATTGCTTCTGAGTACTGCCTAGACCAAGATGAGCGGGCAATCCTTAAAAAGCTAACTGACCCTAAGTTTAGGGATTCTGTACGGGATTAACCCTGTATCCTTAGTATGAGGATGGCGCATAACCCGTACTATTAAGGACTACAACTTGACTGAAATAACTGCCGTACCCTCTACAGAAGAACCATTTTTGCGTGTAGGCGGAGGCTCTAACCCACAATCCGTAGCATCAGCAATCGCCCACGCCATCTATGACGCTCGTCAGGTAAAACTACGTGCTGTTGGCGCAAGTGCGGTAAACCAAGCAGTAAAAGCAATCGCTATTGCCAGAGGGTACGTTGCCCCAAGAGGTTTAGACTTGACATGCAAGCCTGGATTTACTGAAATCGAAAGCCACGAAGGCAAGATTTCCGCAATAATTTTTGACCTTACAGCTAAGTAAAAAACCCTTACTATTAGATAGATAAAGGAGCTTTTATGGCAACTCAATTTAGCACTGGGCACGGCATGCGTCGTCGTTCAGGAATCAAATCATCTTACACAGAAGCGGCAGGTAAATCGATGGCCCGTATGCACAACACCTCAGACGAGCACTACGACGCTGCAGCTGCAGCAAACAGTGTACGCGTTCCTATTGGCCCAGCTGCAGCAGCCCCTGCTTTGACTGGCACCCCAGTTCCTCGTCACAATGTCCAGGCTGGTGACCCTACCAACCCTGGTAGCAAAGTTAACCGTCAGAACATCGAGCGAGTTGGCGCAACTTACCGCATCCAGCCAAACACAGGTATCTCAGTAGTTGACCCTACCGTAGGTCCTACCATGGCAAGCGCACGCATTATCCCTGCGGTTCCTGGTAGCGTAAACAACTTTACACAGGAAAACCAGCTAGCAGAGCAGTAATCGTGACTGGTTTCAACCCGAACGTATCTAGACGAATTGTTACTGGGTCAGACCATTCAGTTGTAACTGGCAGTAATGACATTTCCCCGTACAATGGGGCTCACTCTGGCGCAGGCTACCAGTCAGGTAACGCTTCTAGCCAGAGCTTTGTGTTTAGCACTAAGCAGCTTCATGAAGGCAAGGTTCAATCTCATGGACTTGAGACTTCGACTGCGTTGTACGGAGCTAAGTCTAGTAGCATGGGCGCAAACCCTTTCCACCCAGTATCTGGTCCATCAGGCATGACTAGAAACCCATTACACCCTGCAGGTGAAGGCGAAAGCGACTACTAAAAATGGCTGGTCCAGTAAACAACTATAGCCCTAACCAAAACTGGCAATCCCTTGGCGGCAATGGCATGCAAGGGTACAATAACCAAGGTGGTTACGGTGGAGCTGTTGCACGTGGTGAACTGGACGCTATCCGTATTGGAACTGGTCGAGTACCTTCTGCGGAATACCCTGATGGTTACTTAGGCACTATTCGCTCACGTCGTGACGACCGAATCCTTGATTCAATAAAAAGTCGTATTGGCCAAAAGTCATACCAGCGTGGAGTGCACAAAGGTGAGCGCATTGAGCCATCTATGTACTTCTGGCCTTCAGAGTTCAACGACAAAATGGGCATTCAAAGAGAGTCTAAAGCTAAGTACGACCCAACCTCTGGAACATATCGAGTTCCTCGTCAAGGTCAAAACTTGCGGTTAGTTCCTGCGCCACATTTGGTCAACGATGGCAAAGCTAACACTGTAGGTAACGCTACAACCATCAACGTTCAGCGTGCTAACGCAATGGCGTACCTAAAACCTGTGTGGTCATAATGACTGACGGAAGATACGACTACACTAAGCCTTGGGTTACTGGAACCCCTTCAGAAGATAGTTACAGCGAAGCTCAACCTAAATGGACGTATAATGGTCCTTGGGCATCAAACATGGAACGTCTGACCCAGCAAGCTCTGCTAGCGGCAACAATGCCAGGAGCCCAGCTGCAGGAACTTGTTCGACCTCCTTTACCTCAAATTCGTTTGTTTCCAGATAGATTTGGGTTTGGGTTTAGGACTCAACCAGACATTGACGATGTCGTAAGTTTAGACCGAGTGTACACTGAACCACGAATCTCGTGGTATAGCGGAAGCCCAGCGGGCTACTCGGGAAGCAGTAGAAATAGCTTAGGAGCTGACTAATGGCAGGCAATTCAGACGTCTTTAAGGGCACTGTTAGCAAACACACAGGTGCAGTAGATGCCTCACGTATTGGTGACCCAAAAATTACTCAAGAAGAGTTTGGTGGCCTTTCCAGAGGTGACCAAATTGCTCACATGCAAAAGATTTACCCTCAGGTAACCCAGCGTATCGGTACCCCATACATTACTGCTGACGAGTTCGCCTCTCTAACTCCACGTCAACAGAACACCCACTTAGAGGGGCTGTCTATTGCGGGTAGCAACCCTAGGCTAACCATTAGTGGTGAAACGCCTTCTTCACCAAGTCGCAGAACCTCTGGAGATGCTGCGATTCCTGCCGTAGCAGGCTACCGAAACAGAAGAGCCGCAGTAAAAGAAGACGTAGTTATCGGAAACGCAGCAGAATCTGCTGGGCCTAGTGACAAGCACCTTGCAGCGGAACAGAAGCAACTAATCTCTGATAAAATTTCTGTAGCAAGAGCAGGAGTAGAGGGTTCTGGAGAGCCTGCATCATTTAAGCAGACAGGTACTACTGAAGCTATTGCTGCGCTAACAGCTGCCCACGCTGCCATTAGACAGCACATCTCAGACAGAGTTGGCATTGCTAATAGAGAAATTGCGCACCACGTCACCCAAGCAAGAACTCTTGGCGCAGTTATTGGCAAGCCTCATGCTGCCCATGTGAAAAACCTTGTGGATGCTCTAGAGCTAACCAACAATGGGCGTACATCGGGTGGCAGACCTGACGTTTCTGGTAATGACCTTGTAGAAGCAGACAGCTATCTTTCTGCAGCTAAAAAAGCTAACGCAAACTCAAACACAGACCTAGCAGCTAGCCACATTCGTCGTGCTGCGTCTCACCTAACCCGAGAGCTCACTAGACTTTCACGAACCCCTCTAGGAAAACTAGGAGTTCTACCTTCTGGAGTTTCAAAGCAGGGAATCACTCAGGTTGCCGATAACCTAGGTGACATGGGCGTAGTCAAGAACGACTATGGAAGTGTTCAAGAAGACCACCCTCAAGGAGGGTTGTCAAAACCTGGGCATGTCTGGATTGGTAACCCTCGTGCTCGAGCTGGTTCGCCTGCAGCTTTGCGTCAATACGCGCTCAGTGACACCGCGGATAAAGACTGGCTAGCAGCGCACCCCGAAGCATCTAAGCAACACCAAGACTATCTAAAGATTAGAAAGTACATGAAGGAAGCCCAGACAGGGCGAACCATCAATGAAGACGCTATGCGTGGCGGGTGGAGCAGTGGGGAAACCTCTGGTAAGCCTTCTAGAAGTAGATTTAATAGCGGTGAAATGGCCTCGGAGCCTGTATCTGTGAGCAGTAACAAGCCTGTCAAAATTCCTTTTGAAGAGCAGGTAACCGCTGATGGCAAACCTGCGTATAGACGAGTAAACGGTACCCTAGTTCGCGTGGGAATTCCTGTTGAAACTGAGAGAGGCCGAGCTACAGCGGTGCCTTCAAACTCAGCTGCAGACGTAAAGCCCGCCATTTCGGGCACTCGTGAAGAGCGTCGCGCTCAGGTTATGGAACGACTAGGCCGCACTAAGCCTGGTATGACTGACGCGCAAAAAGCGGCTTACGACGAGTACAACGCTCAAGTTTCTGCCCCCAGTGCTCGTGAGCGCAACGCTGAGGAAGCTAAGCCTAAGCCTAAACGTACTCGTAAACCTAAGGGTAGAAATGTTTGATGGTGATGGGGCAGAGACCCTAGAGTTACAGGCGTTTAAGATTGCCAAAAATGTAGCCAATACAAATGGTACTATGTATAGAGGCAGTAGGATGTGCCCACAGTGTGGCATCATCATGAACCCTACAGAATTTATGTACAGCACCCTAGGTCTGTGCCCTCCATGTGGGGATTCCCGTAGAGCTAAAAGAGTTAAAGGAAAAATGGTCTAATGGCTGCTGAAGATTTCAACCGCGAAGGCGATGTAAACCCTAAAGAAGACAAGGCCATCATTGACGGGCTAAAGCGTTCACGCCCAAAATCTAAAAAAGTAGAAGCAACTACGGCTATTCTGGGCCAAAGCTCAAAGCCAGTCACTGCCAAGCGCAATGCCGATGGCACAGTTTCACGAGTAAAGGACACAACTGTAAGGTCAGTTGTTAAGACTCTACAAGGTGCTGGGGCTAGTTTTGGTAGCGGTGTTCAAGTTCCTTTAGGTGGAAAAAAGTTTACCAAGAGTACTAACGAACAAACTACTAAGAACGCTAAAGCAAAGTTTTTTAAACAGTTCAGAGGCATGTCTGATGACGAGATTGAAGACCACCGCAGAGCAGGAACATTTGCCGAGTATGCTTCGACCCCTGAAGAAGAGCAGGCTCACTACGAAAGTGCTAAAAGTGCACAAAACTATGGTGGCTCTAGAGCTCAAGGCTACATAAAAAAGAAAAAGGCTGAAGATGCTGCTCCTGTTGACAACAGTCAGGGTCACTGGAACGTAAGTGAACAGAGCTGGCTTGGCAAAAAAGTTGCCGATAGACCAGGCCTCGCTCCTGTAACAGAGATGTACACTGGTCCTAACCACAAGCGCTTAAGCTCAGACCCTATGGCCTCACTCGGAGCTTTGCACGACCTTTTGGAAAACCACCTAAATGAGTTGGACCCTAAAGGAAACAGCGCAGAATACGCCACTTTGCGCGGTCACCTACGCAGAGCCAATAACTCTATCGGTAATGCGGGTATCGCTTACCTAGAGGGAAGATTTAACGATGGACCAGCTATGGACCCATCAAACTTGAGAAGCACTAGAAGAGGTGCGCCAGCAGATAGCAAGTACGACACAAGCTCTCCAGGCCTAGTTACCCACTTGCGCCAAGCTTCTGAAAGCATTAAGTCCGCAGCCAATACCTTGGAAGACCACCACCCAGACTTTAAGGCAGCTAATGGAGCTGACTTAATTTCTAACATTGTGGGCAAAGCCTCTAGTAAAGGTAAGCCAGGCTCAGGAATCATTGGACAAGTTGACTCAGACCTTAACGGTGGGGTTCCTAATAAACTGGACCTTGCTAAAGGTATGGAGGCTATTTCTGCCTATGACATAACTCGACAGGCTTTCAAGCGAGGCAATCGTTCATCAAACCTCCCTAAGATGGCGTCGATTGTTAGCGAGAACCCATTGAGGGTGCAGGCGGATACTTCTACTCCAGGGTTGCCTATTACTCACCCATTGGTACAAGAGAGAATTAACCCTAAGCCTTTGACCGCTAAACAGCAGAAAACGGCAGATGAAGCAAACGCTGCTCGTGAAGCTGCCCGTCCAGGGTTCCAAGCTGCGCAGAGTGAGAGAATCCGTGCAGCGATAGCGGAGCAAACTGCTCGTTCCGAGTCAGTTCAACGCGAACGAGCAGCCCAACAAGGTGCCTCATCTGGTTCTACTCAAGGAGTTCCAGCTCTTTCTGCAGAAGAAACTGCTGCTAAAGCCCGCCAAGAGCTTCACGCGCAAATTGGAATCAACGCCAGCAAGGCAGGTAGAAGGGGGAATGCGCTTGAGCAGGCTGCGGAAATCCAGCGGTCTAAGTTTGGGTATGATGCTGATTCGAAGAAGCCTATTGACTATGACAGCAACCCTGCTGCTAAAGCTGTTCTTGAAAGCCAAATCCGTGAGCGTGGTGGGTTTGCTCCTGTGGCCCCTAAAGCTACCAGAACTTCAGAGTTTGGAGCTGGGCTAGCCTCTAGCGCGTACAACCTCATTCACCCAGAGGACGTTGAACGTAGCCCAAGTGGTCAGACGGTTACTACCGATGAAGGTAGAATTTCTACTTTACCTACTGAAATTGCTGGCACTAAACGTTACACCACTCACAACCCAGCCAGCACTCCATCTAACATCCCAACTGGTAGCCTAACTCCTGAGGAAGAGCGCACTGCAGCTATTCAGGCAGCAGCTCACACTCACTTCCACCTAGCAAACCCTGGCGTTAGAACCGCAGTTGATGCGGCTTTGGCAGAAGGGCAGACTCGTAGAGCCGCCCTTGGTGCTGAGCCTAGAAAAGGCACTAAAGCTCACAAGACCTGGGCATACTCACACCGACTCATCACTCAGGAAACTTCTGAGAAAGCTGCTGCAGCTAACCAAGCATGGAATAACAGCCAAGCTAAAAAGAATCCTGAGAAGTACCTAAAAGGACAGCGCGTAGCTATTCCTAACAACTTTGAAGAACTAAAGGCAACATTTCCAAAAGGATAAGTAAATGGCATTCACTGTAGAGGCTGCGCTAGCCGCGGCAAAGCAAAACACTAAAGTAGTGGTAGAGAAGAAAGCTCCTGCAAAGCCTGCTGCTAAGGCAACCGCAGCTAAACCTGCGGCTAAGAAAGGTGCAGTAAAAGCTGCCCCAGCACCTGCCCCAAAGACTCGAGTAAAGACTGCAGAACAAAAAGCTGCGCTAAGAGTCACTGACACAGCCTATAAAGCTAGAAAAAAAGCGCAGAACAAAGTTGATTCCTCTTTCTGGGAGCACCCACCAATCAACTCTTCTCGCCAACCTACTAGTGCTGACCTTGCGGAAGCTAAAGCTTTTAAGAAGAAGATTGCCACCCTGCAATCTAAGGTAGACGCACAGTACGGTACCCCAACACCTCAGGCAACGCTTGCTAACACCAATGAGCCGCACCACGATTACAACCATTTCAATGGTACTGCTACGGATAACATTCGTTCTATTGCAAATAGCCACCTAGAACTTCAGGGAATCACGCCAGATGTTCACGCTAAAATCAGCAAGTTCCTAAACAGCGCCCAGTCAGCCACACTAGACGCATGGAAAGCACACCGTAAGGGTGACGGCTCAGGCGCAGCGGCATTGCTGGGCGTTGCAGCTAACCACAATAAGGATGCAGCCCGAACCCTAGTCCGCTCAACTAACTTGAACCAAGCATTGCCAAGTTTTGTGCATGATTATGGTGAAGGTAGCGACCAGTCCACGGTTCAAAAGTACGTAGATTCAATTAACTAAGGAGTTACCAATGTCAGTAAACACTAGCCGTTCAATGAACGAAAGCCTACACGAGGGCACAACTGACGGAAAGTACCGTAAAATTCGCCCTGACACCGAGGTGCTGGACCACGAAGGCCACGAGAAAACTATCGACAACAAGCAGACCCTACACCCATTCTATGGGTATGGTTTTGCTACCACCGAGTACCCTACTACCAACATGGTTAACCCAGGTAAATAGTTCTGTAATCAGTTTTTACTTAAACCCTTCCTACGGGAAGGGTTTTTGTATTAGTATGGGTACATGGATGAAAAAGTTGTTGAAGTGTCACCAGGGGTATACTCATGGGTGAACACCAAAGGTGAACGTGTTACCTCTACCGCAGAAGACGCTAAAAAAGCCAATGAGCGCCCACATTTGGGAGTGTACATTTGGACTCGTGGAGAAGACCGCAGGAGTAACTAATGCCAGCAATTGATGATTACGGTAAGCCGTTAATCGGCAGTAAAGAGCACTCAGGCCCACTGATTAGGTTGCTCCGTTGCCTAGTGTGCCAAACCTGGGAAGAGTTACCTGATTACGATGGTCCATCAGACCTAGACTACCTATTGGCAATCACTATTGAGAAGCACGTGTTCCCTTCAGGAGAACCCCACGTAGGAAAGTTGTTCAAGGTACCCGTAAGTGCATGGGGCAACTACGAGCAGCGTAAAGCCATCCTTGAGCAGTTAGCTAAGGGAGGCTCCACAGGTCTAGACGAACTTGACCCTGAGAAAGCGTTTTACGAAACTAAGATGCAGTTCTCAGAAGATGCGATGAGCTGTTGGAAGTACCACTTGCAGCCTGATGACCACTGCGATGATTATCTCAGCCCTAAGAAGCGGTTGCTCCCTAACACAGCTAAAGAACGTGCAGACCTAAACCTACCTAAACCTGAGCATGCAGACGGACCAAAGATTTACGTGTGTAACTTTTGCCCAATGCATTCAGTAATGACTACTAAGCACCGCGCAATGCGAGGAGATTACCGCTAATGTCGGAAGTAAAAACTTATTATCTGATTGTTTCGCACAACGATGGCACCGTAACCAGTTACACCGATGTTCCTGAGACTTTGCCTGAAGCAGAGCACGAAGCTACCATCACTGACATTTACCTGACCTCACGCCAGATTGTAGATGATTTTGAACGCGACATGATTGCTAGCAAAGTTATCCAAGGATTGGTTCAGGTTCTGGCACCAGCACAGCCTGCCACCCCTCAGGACAAAGTTCGTGATGCCTTGAAGAAGCGCGGGTTTGACCCCGAAAGCGTTACCCCCGTAGAATAAACTAGGTGGTATGACTAGTTACCTACCTACCTCGTATTTCAGCGAGCCCTCACAAGAGTTAGACCCTAAGTTATTCCAAGGCAGAGCCCTGCGTTCGTGGGTTCGCCAAGGCATCAACCATTTGTTGAGCGATTTTTTCGCAAAAAAGTACCGCCATGCAGAACTGTGGTCTCACCCATGGTTAGCAGGGTCAGGGGTGTCGTATCAGTGGAGCGCAGCACGCCAACCAGGAGATTTGGATTGCTTGGTCGGTGTAGATTTTGTGCAGTTTAGGCAAGCAAACCCTGCGTACAGAGGTTTGACGGACAAAGAAATTAGCCAACAACTGAACGAGGAGTTCCGTAGTGGGTTGCAGCCAACTACAGAGAACTGGAATGGTTACGAGTTGACCTTTTATGTCAACCCAAGAGCCACAGACATCACCAGTATCAAACCTTATGCTGCGTACGACCTAAAGTACGATGAGTGGACTGTCACTCCAGACCCTAATAGAACCCCTCCAGTTAACCCTGATTGGGAAGCTGTGGCATCGTCAGATTACGCAACCACTCAAACTGCGTACACCAGAGCCACCAAAGCGATACAAGACCTAGAAGGTTTGCACCCTGGACCTCAAAGAAAAAACGCAGAGGCAACCTTGTTGGCAACATACCAGCAAGCTAACGCCCTGCACCAGCAAATCCATGATAACCGTTCAGAAGCATTTGGGCCACAGGGCCAAGGCTACGACGACTTTTACAACTACCGATGGCAAGCAGCTAAGCGCAACGGCACGTTGGAGATGTTACATGAGATTAGCCATGCAGCAAAATCTAGGGTAAGCACAGACACCAGAACACTTTACGGGGTAGACCTACCTAGTGCCGATGTAATGGTGCGCAGAGCAGCGTTGTACAGGGCAGGCGAGTAATGTCGTTACTAGACACGTGCCGTTTATGTGGGCATGAGTTGTACCAAAATATTTGTATAGACGACAAGTGTCGTTGTGATTGTTACGAGGATTAGTAAATGCAGTTGTTAATTGACATCCAAGGCGTGCTAAAAGGGCCGTCAGATGAGCCCATTCCCACAGGTATTTTGATGGTGGGAACCCTAAGTGTGTATAACCGATTGACGTTTATTTCTCCCATGACGGAGGCAGAAACTAACCAATGGTTGAACATGAACAAGATTGTTGATTTTGATAGAGTCATCGATTCCTCGTATCATTTGGAGGGGGAAAATCTAACCGAGCGCCAGATTAAGGTAGCTAGAGCACGTGGGCCAGTGGATTTGTTCATTACTAATAACCCTAAAATGTGGGCGTTTGCGTTTGACATGGGCATCCCATCAGTGATGTTTGGCGTACCCAACTACACTCGTCCAGAGTTCCGCCCAGATGCGCCAAAGCGTGTGCGGTCATGGGATGACATCGAGCAGGCCATTCACAAGCAGAACATCCTGCGAACAGAGGATGCTCGTTTGACTAGAACAGAATCGTTGAATTTCGAATGATTGTATTTAGTGGCACCGAGATTCCTAGTAACCGAATACTGCTAGAAAAATCAGGGGCAAGTAACGTAATGCTCAACTATTGGGGATTGCGTAAGCGGGGTATGCCAAAGAACAAACCGTATTTGATTAGTGAGCATTTTTTGCCTGACATGAAGGTGTGGTTGGATTCTGGTGCGGTACAGGCAGACGCAGCGAACCTAAGCCGAGAAGAACTGGAAGAGTTTGCGGCAGATTACCAAGAGTTTGTAGCTCTAAACTACGAACGTATCGAGGGCTGGGTAGAGTTTGACAGCCAAGTTTTGGGCAAAGAATGGGTAGTAAAAGAACGAGAACCGTTCCAGAATGACCAGAAAATGATTGTGGTATGGCATGAGTCGTACGGCATTCCAGTACTCCAGCAGTGGGGGTTTTTGCACCAGAACATCGCTATTCCAGGCGATGCGATTGAGTCAGTAAAGTCATTGGCAGGCATTGCCCGTAACATGGTGCGCATCCACAAGACGGTGTTGCACGGACTAGCGGTAGCCAAACCAGATAACCTACGTCAGATACCTTTTACTACAGCCTCGACGTTGAGCTGGATATCCCCAATGCGTCGAGGCGAAACGATTATCTGGGATGGGTCAAAACTCGTTCGATACCCCAAAAAAATGAAGGCACAAGCCCGTATTCGATACAAAAACATCGTAGAAAAATCAGGGTTAGATTTCCAGAAGTTTATTGATGATGACACCTTAGAGGCAACAAAAGTTGCTGTATGGTCGTATTTACAGTTAGAGAAAACAATGAATGACAAAGCACCAATCGAAAATAACCACCCATGGAAGCCACTAGTAGCTGATAACAGTGATGATACCCTATATACGGGTTTGATGGATTTAGGGGTAGATGGTTCTAATAACAGTGGGTCAGCAATGCGGAAAGTTGAACGCGTAGAAGTGGCCCAAAGAGACCCATTAGAGATGACATCAATGCCTGTTTTTGGGTACGAGATGAAGCAGGTAGTAGAGCACGAAAACGGCAGAGATGTGTTGAAAGATGTGCCTGTCGTAAACAGCCAACAGGCAAGTTTGAGACAATGTAACACGTGTTTTGTAGCAGCAAACTGTCCAGCATTTAAGGCAGATACTACCTGTGCGTTTAGCCTGCCGATAGAGGTAAAAACGCCTGACCAGTTGAAGGCAATGAACATTGCGTTGCTAGAGATGCAGGCCCAGAGAGTAGCATTCATGCGGTTTTCAGAAGAATTGAATGGTGGATACGCAGACCCAAACGTGTCTCAAGAGATGGACCGTTACTTGAAGATGTTGAAAAGTTTGAAGGAGTTGGATGAGCAAAAAGAGTTCATTCAAATCACGGCACAGCGGGACGCTAGCCAGGGAGTTTTGGCAGCCATTTTTGGTGACCGAGTAGATGCCGCAAAAGAGAATAAAAGGGTCATAGATGCCGATGCTACCACCAGCATTATCCAAGATAAGTTGGAAAGATAGCGTTAGTTAGTATCTGATAACAGTGCCCATCATGCCTTGAAACATGGTGGGCACTAACATTTAGGCAAGTATATTGGCAGTTGACCATATTAGTAGGTGTGTAGTAGGCTAAAAACACCGACAATAGAGGTATACCAATAAGGGTATTTAACAAAAAAGAGAAATAGGTGGTTATGACGATGTTTTCGTTTCAACTAGCGGCAGAGTTTGTCGCAGGATACAGGGATAAGAAGCCACCGTTCGGTTATGCAGACGTAGCAGGAAACTCGGTTGGCGAGATTACATTCCTCCGTACATACAGTCGTAAGAAAGATAACGGCACCAAGGAAACTTGGGCAGAAGTATGCGAACGTGTAATCAACGGTATGTATTCACTACAGAAGGACCATGCAAAACAGAACCGTTTGCCATGGAGTGACGCAAAGGCAGCAGCAAGTGCCAAAGAAGCATTTGACCGTTTGTTCAATCTAAAGTGGACTCCACCAGGTCGCGGTCTATGGGTAATGGGTACCCCAATTGTGAACATTCAGAAAAACTCAGCAGCACTACAGAACTGTGCGTTTGTTTCAACTAAGGCAATGACCCAGCAGAACCCAGGTAAGCCGTTTGCATTCCTAATGGAAGCATCGATGTTGGGTGTAGGCGTAGGTTTTGATGACAAGGGCGCAGATAAAGGTTTTGAGATTTATGAGCCTAAAGGATTCCAAGAGTATGTAATCCCTGACACTCGTGAAGGTTGGATGGAGTCAACAGTTGCGTTGATTAACAGCTACCTAAAACCTGAACAACCTATTTGGGAGTTTAACTACGACCAGATTCGTCCATACGGTTCTCCTATTGCCACCTTTGGTGGTACAGCCTCTGGTCCAGACCCATTGTTCAAACTGCATGGTGCAATCCGCAACGTGTTCCGCAAACGTAAGGGAGACAAGCTTACTCGCAAAGACATTGCTGACATTGGCAACCTCATTGGTGTTTGTGTTGTATCAGGCAACGTGCGTCGTTCAGCGGAGCTTTTGATTGGCCGTATTGACGACCAAGATTTCTTGAACTTGAAAAATGCTGAAAGGTTTCCTGAGCGTAATAGCTATGACCCTGAAGCCCCAGGTTGGGCATGGATGTCAAACAACTCGGTGGAAGTTTGTGTTGGAACGGACTTCTCACCTATCGTTGATGGCATCGTCCGCAACGGTGAGCCAGGTGTTATTTGGATGGATGTTTCGCGCCAGTATGGTCGCTTGATTGACGCCCCTAATAATAAGGATTGGCGTGTTGTAGGGTACAACCCTTGTGCAGAACAAAGCCTAGAAAGCTTTGAGATGTGCACTCTTGTAGAAACTTACTTGAACCGTCACGAGTCTTTGGAAGACTTCAAGCGCACTCTCAAGTTTGCGTATCTCTACGCTAAGACTGTTACCTTGCTTCCTACTCACTGGGAAGAGACCAACGCAATCATGCAGCGTAACCGTCGTATTGGAACATCTGTTTCAGGTGTCGCTAACTTTGCAGATAACCAAGGGCTACCAGTGCTACGTGAGTGGATGAATGAAGGGTACGCTACGGTAAAGACGTACGACGTTACTTACTCTGAGTGGCTTGGTGTGCGTGAGTCTATCAAGATGACTACTGTGAAGCCTTCAGGTACTGTAAGTATCCTTGCTGGTGAAAGCCCTGGCGTACACTGGACTGCTGGTGGCAAGTACTTCCTAAGGGCTATTCGTTTTGCGAACAACGAACCTATGCTTGAACTGTTTAAGATGGCTAACTATCGTATCGAGCCAGCGTCAGAATCTCCAGACACAACGTCTGTAGTATTCTTCCCGATTAAGAGTGGCGCTAGCCGTTCGGAGAAAGAAGTATCTATCTACGAGAAGATGTCGCTTGCTGCAACTGCACAGCGTTACTGGTCAGACAACTCTGTGTCTGTAACGGTTACGTTTGACGCAGAGAAAGAATCAGAAGCTGTTGGTACGGTTTTGCACATGTACGATGGCCAGTTGAAGACTGTCAGCTTCTTGCCAATGGGAAACCACGTTTACCCTCAGATGCCTTACACTCAGATTACTGAGGAAGAGTACACTGAGTATGGCAACCAGTTGTTCCCGATTGACTTCGAAGGAGTTTACCAGGGAATGTCGCTGGATGCTGTAGGCGAAGCTTACTGCACCACAGACGCTTGTGAAATCAAGTTGATTAGCGAAAACAACAAATAACATTTGAATAGAACAAACCCCCTGTCAGTAAATCTGGCAGGGGGTTTGTTTTTACCTAGTTTTTAGCGCGAAGCTGCAGCACGTAGGAGGCTAATGCCTGGCTAGAATGTAGGCGCTTACGGTCATTCTCCGTAGTGCCACCCCAGATGCCAAGCTCCTTAGCTGTTACTGCCCAAGTCAAGCAGTCAGCAATGATAGGGCACTCAGCGCACACTGCCTTAGCATCGGCAGCAGCTTGTTGGGTCATCTTCTCAGGGAAGAACAACTCAGGGTCACTGTCTTTACAGGCAGCTTGACTTACGTCCATAGCATTGTGCATTTGTTTGAAGGTACTCATCGTGAGCGCCTACCTTTCTTTGTGATTTCAATAAACCCGTAACGTTTCATGTCACGTTTTAGGTTGTCGATGGCCCTGAAGTCTGAGGGAGTTGATGTGGAAAAGAACAGACCCCCCAAAGGACTGACCCATTTGTAATGGCTGCCCTTTGTTTTAGTCACAGTCCATCCTTGTTCCCTAGCCTTTTGTACTAAGACTTCTACGTCTTTTCTACCAGACATGCTGGCTCCTAACTTGTCTGTTGGTTGATTAGTGCTTCGATTGCGTTGATTGACTCAGCCATTTTTTCTTTGGCATCTGTTATTTCTTCTTCAAACGCATACGCTATGACCTCTTGCATCATGTTAGAGTTCCACATCTCAATGACTACGTTTGCTAACGCTACGTTTTTTGTTTCTTGAATGTGGGTCAAGGTGAGTGCGTAAGAGCAAAGCATAGCGTTAGCTTTTACAATCGCATCGGATTGAGAATCTGAAAGGTTGATAGCGTCTATAAGCATGGCTTCTGCTTCACCATACTTGATTACTTCTGAAGCTAACGCCCCCACCCAAAGCAGCTTACCTGCATCAGATAGCTCATTTGGAAATGAGTTGTCGTGTAACATGTGGTTCTCCTTTTGTTGTGTTGTGTAGTTCGATGCTTACTTGCTGTAGTAACCACCATAGCTCAATGTTTAGCCCTGAGCAAACTGCATACAAGGTAGCTGCTGACGGCTCTTTACTGCCAACTTCTACCTCGCTTAGATACCCTAACGCAACATGGCTTTCTGCGGCCACGCTCCGTAGTGTTCTCTGTTGAAGTTTACGTATTTTTCTAAGAGTTCCCCCTAGAACGGTTGAGTACTCTGACATTAACTTGCCTTCCTTTTAGTTTTGAGCTTGATGCTGAAAGTGGCTGGGGTATACGAGTCTAGTCGCATAAAGTCTTTAATGCAATTTTTGTGAACATAGTTGCCTTTCTCTGTTTCCTTAAGAGGGTTGCGTGGAGTATTTAGGAAGCTTTGGCAATAAAAACAGTATTTAGTTGTGGAAGAGTTACGCCATGAGATTTCCATGTCTAGTCTTTCTGTGTGTTTGTGTTGGGCAGGTTGGGGAACACTATAGTGAGTGTGTGTTTAGGGTCTAGCTTAGCCAGGGCTTCTTCCCCAATGAGTTGGTCTATAGCAAACCACTCACGTTGTGCTGGGGTGTCTTCGTAGTCGTCTAGCTGCTCTAGGTAGTCTTGCAAAAACTTTCCTGCAAATGCATAGGTAACGCTGATTGTTACAGTTACTTCTCCCATTAGTTACTCTCCTTGTCATACTCTAGTTGGTTATCACAGTCGTGGCACATGCCCCATTGGGCAAGCTCTTCGAGTGAGCAAACTTCGTCACACTCAGGGCAGGGTGCTTGTGGGGCGTATTCGTCAGGGTGTTCATCTGCCCAAGCTGAAATTTCGTTGTAAAGCTCATACGCCTGTTTGCACATTTTTTCTATACGACGTTGGCGACTAATCACTTCTTGAAGCAGTGTTTTATTTGCAAACCAACGATAGCGTCGCTTCAAATGTTCGGGATTGACCAAGTGCATTTCGTATCCAAGGTCTTGCGCTAAATCAAGTGCTTGTCCTGCAACTTCAAATGCTTGTTCTCTTGTTTTCATTTGCTTTCTCCTTTGATAAGTTGTCTAACTCTTTTACAATCGCAGCCGTATTCATCACTTGTGTAACAGCCACGCTCATCTGAACATAGCCAATGTTCGTTTTCTAGCAGTTTGATTACATCAGCAACTAGCACATACTCCCCGTCTGGAGCGTAATCCATAAAAGAAGCGGTGTGTACGTAGCGGTCAAGGTTCATTTGTTCTCTCCTTTTCGGTATGGGTTAGGAATACATTTTGTGTCTGCACTACCCCAGTCTTGTTTCTCTTCGTGCATCCAAACATCTTTTTCGCCAGCATCAAACCCTGCATCCCAAGCATCAGCCTTGACTCGTTTTAGCCAACGGTCAAACTCTTGTTCACGCTTACTCCGTTTAGAAGCTCGCACAATCCCTTGCGAACTCCAGAACTTGCGGATTACTTTAGTAGATGGTGTTTTATCGCTCACTTGTTCTCTCCTAATATCCATTTGCTTCACGGCGTTTGTCTGAAATAAAACTGATTTGAGCTTCACACGGTGGGCATACCTTTGCAGAATGGTTAGCCTCACAGTAAACATAAAGAAGTTCAATGATTTCGTTACGCTCAACTCTGCGGGTAATGTCTAGTAATGCGTTACGCTCTTCTTCGTTCACTTGTTCTCTCCTTTGATAAGAGCAATAAGCCCATTAGTGATACCAACAGCATTGAAATCATACTGCTCAAACTCAAGACTTGCTTGTTCCAGCTGTTTGATAATGCGTTCACGTTCTGCAATTACTGCCTCATTAATTTTTGAAGCTATAGCTATTTCTGTTAGTAACTTAACTCCCTCAGCTTTTGTAAGGTCTTGAGTCATAACTAAAAAATAAGTGCCGTCTGGCATCTGCGATACTCGAAGGCTCATTTGTTCTGTCCTTTTCTCAACTCTGCGGATTTCACAGACCCATCTAGAAATTTCCCACAGTCAATGCACTGAAGCCGATTGTTATTTGGAGTGGCAAAGATAACCTTGTCACCGTAGATTACACAAAGATTCAAATGAGAACAACGTGACTTTTTGCTCACTTTGATAAGAGCGATTAGCCAAAACCAAAAACTTTTAGATTTTTTACAGGTGCAGTAACCATCAAGATACTGGTTAGTTTGACACCAAGATTTATGCTTGCTCACTTGTTCTCCCCTTTGATAAGTGGTGTCAGTGCATCAACTAAGCACTCACCGTGAAAATCCCACTCCCAAGAGCGGTAATCATTTTCAGGTGCCCCACTTGTCTTATTCAGATAAGGTTTTCGAAAAAAGCGAAACGCTCTCTTGTTTAGCGGCAAAGTTTCACCGCTTCGTGGATGCCCAACATTTAATGCTGACCAATCACGATGGCCATAAACATCAACTGGGTTTCCACATAGGTCACAAACTCGTTGTGGTTCCCTAACCGTAACCATCTTGTTGCTCATTTGTTGTCCTTTTCAAGTTCATCAATAGCAAGTTGCAAAGCGTTTTGTTCAATAGTCCAACCGACACGACCATAACCAGCAATCATCTTTTTTAACTGCTTGATAATGCGTTCCTCGGCTCGCTTATCCGCTTGTTCTAAACGCAAGATAAGTTCGTCAATAACAGGCTGGATGTGACCACTATCACTGAACCAAAATAGATTTTTGTCTTGAGCATAGATAGCCAGCCACTTATCTACATCGGCAGGGTAGTCGTTTCTCCAGTCTTTGCGAGTTAGTTTGCTCATTAGCCAATCTCCTTATCAGTTCCGCAAAACTTTGCACAGGGCGAGTAGTGGCACTCCTCGCAATAATGGGTGTCACAACCTTGACACATAGTATCAGGCTTATCAACTTGTTCTGACTGGCAGTAATCGCACAAGTACCCGTCTGTTTCTTCAAACTGAAGGTGGCCACAGACCATACAAGTTCCTTGTCCTGAACGGTCTATGCTGTACTCGTGGTCGCAATCTGGTTTAGCCATTAGTTTTCTCCTTGTAGATTTCTTCTAAAAGATACAACGCTCCCCATAAAATGTGTTCTTCGGGGTAGTTTTTGCTGTCAAGTAGGTAGCTTAGAGCGTCAATCTGTTTTTTGAGTAGCGGTAGGTCAATGTTACTCATCAGTCCACCTCGTAAATGTCGATAGCCATGTTTTCATAGATTGTTCCATGAAGTTGTTCTGCGATGATGTCTTCTGCAAAAAGGTCTTTTACATAATCAATCAATGCTTGACCTGACAAGTTTTGTGATTCCTCATACTCGTCAAGCTCGTAGTTGTAGATAAATACTGCTCTAGCAATTCTTGCCATTAGTTTGTTACCTCCAATTTTTTCGCTAACTCATCCAGTTCAAGGCAACCAAAGTTATCTGACACCATAGTAAGCTTGGCACCATTAACAGTTACTGTAACCCAAGACAGTTTGCCTCCGTTTTGCTCGTTCAATGACTCAAAAAAAATCATCAAACTTTTCTAGAGTTTTGCTATCCATTAGTTACCTTTCTTTAGTTCGGCTTCATGCAGGAAGAACTCAACGCTACACTCGTCAAACTCTTCTACTATACGCTCAATGTTTAGCTCTCCCAAAAGAGTGTCAACGGCGTAAAACGCTTGCTTAGCATTTTCGGCAGTGACTTCAAAAAACATTTCAAATGTTACTGAGTACTTTCTTGTTGCAGGGGTGTAGCTATTCATTAGTTATCTTCTTTCTAGTAGGAGGTTAGTTCGTCTAGCAGGTAAAGGTTATCGTGGTCGAGCAACCACCAATGGAACTCTTTAGTTTCTTCTACTGACCACTCACCTTTGAAATCAGGCGCAGAAGTCTCGTAGCCATTGCCTTCAGAATAGTACATTCTTACATACGCTACTTTGCCTTTATAGGTCAGTATAATGCGGCGTGTCCAACCTGTTGTTTCTTCACTTGAACTGATTACAGTTATTTCATTACTCATTTATTCCTCCGTATAGTTTTTTACGACAGTAAACTCATTAGACAAAGTGGCTAAAGTTTCTCCGCGGTAACGCTCTACCCACATAAAGATTTGTTCATCAAACCACACCCAATGTTCTACTTCATTGTCTAGGTTCACTTCTAAAGCATCTGCTTCTTCTTGAGTGTTGAGAAACCCAAAAGTAACATCTACAGTTTGGTTCTCAGGGGCATCGTTCCAATGGATTGCGCAGTTTGCAATCTCAAGTTGCGTTGTAGTAACCATTTAGTTTTCCTTAGTGTTTGTGTTGGCATGGCATTTGCAAGGACACACACGAACTGTGTCACTCCATTTAGATTGGACAGGACACTGTGAGTGGTGTCCCGTAAGACACCACCCAGTTATCAATGTCATTTCCCACCAAAGTTACGCCCAAGGTCAATGCCGTAACCTTCACTGTGGTGTAGTGCTACCCAGCTATTGCCGAACATAGACTTTCGCAAAACTTCGTTGTCGATTAGGTATTGGATGATACGGGCACGCTCTTCTATGCGCGATTTGTCCCATGCTTTCCAACAGGTTTGGCATAACTTGTCTTCTTCTAGTTCGTCATACTCGTACGAACAGTTTATGCAGGTTAGCATTAGTTTGTTCCTCCTTTGTTTTGTTCCCAGTAATCGCCAGGGGTTTGCTCAGGCAAGTCTTCTGTGTGCTCTTCTTTGCACACAGGACAAGCCCAAGACATCTGAGTGTTCCAATCATCAACCACAGTATCTACTTCTCCTTCAAAGTCGCAGTCACAGTACACATACTGTGCTAACTCTTTTTGGTAGATACCAGAGCCATTCATAGACCCTTCAGGGTAGTTGCTACTCACAGCGTTTCTCCATCCGTGTAAATCTTTACGAAGTCAATGACTTCTCCTACGGCTTCAATGCTTGGACCATCAGGGTGCTCCATGTCCACGATAACCATTTGCATGGTTTCCCAGTCCATGCCAATAGACATGTCGGTTTCTTTACTATCAAACCAACTGAAGTCTGCGTCTGACATTAGCTCTGATGCTTTTTCTTTCATTTGTTCCATGTTCATTAGTATGTTCCTTCCAGCTCTACATTGATTTCGTTACTCACGCCTTCTACATCCCAGCCATACTGGCTACCGATTACATACGCTGCAAAATCTTTTGCTTTATCTTCACTCTCAGCTTCAACCACAGTTGTCAGATTGAAGTAGTCGCCTACAAAAGTGACGCAGTATAGTCCGTTCATGTCTAGTCCTCAAATCTTTGCATAGTTACCCAAGTGGGTTCTGAGATTTCAAACAGAAGTTTCTTTAGTACCTCGTTGTGCACAGTAAGATTTTTTGCGTGCTCAACAAGCTCCGTGTTGTTAGACCAAAACTCGTCTTTAGTAAGGGTGTTTACTAGGGTGTCGATGTCTTGGATTACTTTAGTTAGCTCGAGGATAGTGTGGTTGTTCATTACTTCACCTCCTCAATAGAAAACCTGCCAGTGAAACCATCAGAATTAGTTTCATACTCGTCAAAAGGTCCATCTATGATGGCAGACCAAGCCTGGGTATACGCATCGTCTTTGTTGTCTGCTTCTACCTCAACGGTGTGGTAAACGGTCTCGTAGATACGCACTTCATAGTTAGCCATTAGTTGTTCTCCGTTTCTTCTGACTCTTCGTCGCAAATGCACACGAACTCAATGTCTTTCTCGCAGTGCTCGCATACTTCTTCGATTGTTTCATCCTCAGTGCTTGAGTAATAACTGTTCAGTTCTTGCCAAAACAGTTTTCTAGCTTGCTCCTCACTGTCAGCGTGCACTACGCCTTCGTATTCGTAAGTAGCTTTGATGTTGAATGCAGCCATTTGTTAGTTCTCCTCTTCTTCGGTTACTTGTTCAGGTTCGCCTACATACAGCTCCACTTCTGAGCCAACAGCTCGCAAGTGAAACCCTAAGTCTGCGCCACCTTCGATAGCGGTGTTCATGGTTTCCCATGCTTCTTTGGGGTTGCGTGCTTCAATCAATGCTGAAGCTTCGATTGTTACTAGGTACTTAGCCATTAGTTATCTCCTTGATGTACTCGACCAACTCGTCAATGTTCTTTTCGTGCTTTTTGCAGCTAAACCCATTCACACAAGGTAAGTCTGCTGGTTCACAAGCATCTGAATCTTGCTCTTCTTCTTCGTTTTCGAAACTCACTAGGATTTCGTAGCAATCTGCGCACTCGATACTGACACTCTCGGTGTAGTATCCGTACACCTGTACTTTGTGACCTCGGTGAGCGTTTAGCTCGTTGTAGTTTGATACTGCCATGATGTTTTCTCCTATCTAGAAATGATTGCGTGAGCTATTGCTGGGTACACAACGATTACACAGGCTAGATAAACTAGCCAAAATGTTCTGCGTGACATACCCTACACCTTCCTTGCTAGGTCGTAGTAATCTTCTTCCAACTCCGATAGTGAGTCGTAGAAGATTGCTCCGTATCCGTCAGGGGATACTGCCCACAAGTTGTCCCCTAACTGCACAGCGATGTGAGCAGGACGCTTTCCATCGTCAAGCTTTTCCCACTGCTCTACAGTCATCTGTTTCACAATGATTTCCCCCATGTGTTACTCTCCTTTGCTGGGTGCGTTGATGTGAACTACTGGCTTGCCCTTTTGAACTGCGCCAACTTCGATTAGCTCAGTTGAGATTGCTGAGTGCTTTGAAGCCCACTCAACCACGCCATCATCGGTTGCCCACATGATGTTCTCTACCTGACCATCAGGTGTTTCAGTAGTTACCTTGTACTTGTTGATGTTTACTGTGTAAACTTTGTCGCTCATTATTGCTCCTTGTATAGTTGGGGGGGCTTTTGACCCCCTTAGGTTGTTTAGACAGCTAGCTTACCTGTGATAGCAAACTCACGAACTACTTGGTACAGCGTGTCGGTGTCTCCACTATCGAATAGCTTTTCAAGTGATGACAGTTGCGAGATAGTCATCTGGTTGATGACTACTACTTCCCCTGTTCCGTATGAGCCGTCTTCTGCGACCCATAGTACTGTGCTAACAATGGTGTTGTCTTTTGTCATTTGTTATTCTCCTTCTGTTGTTCCGCTAGGGTAATCCCGCAGAAACTCTTTGGCTTGTTTGATTGCTTCATCAATCTCGTGGATTGGGTCACTGAAGAAACCAAGGTCGTTCTCTGAGTACACTTCGAACCAGGGGTTGTGCACCCACTCAAAAACTTCTTCTCCCTTTGCAGACCACTCTGCTAGTTGGGTATCAGTTGTGATGCCAAAGTCTTCGAGCTGGTCAGTGTAACGGATTACAGCTCGGCTTCCGTCTTTAGCAGTTGCGTGAATGCGTAGCTCTCCATTGCGAACTACATAAAACGGGTTGTCTCTTTCATACCAGACAGTTTGCCATGTGGAACTGCTGGTATAAAAGGCTGCGTCTTGTGTCATGCTTTTGTTCCTTTCGTTATACATACTTCATTGCGATACACGCCATGAAATCTCCGCCAAGCTTCGTGTCGCACCCACTACAAGGGTTGCCATACTTTCCTGACTTGAAGAACGGCTCTTCTTGTTTGCTAGTCACTAGCAAGCCGTTTAGGTCTTTGCCTTCTCCTGCGTACTTGATGTAGCAGTCTGTGCACAGGTCTATGTTGTACTGCTTTAGCTTCATGAGGTTACTCCTTAGGAAAGATGGTGGTTACAACCTGTAGTTGTTCATCGGTTGGCACGATACTAAAGTACGCTGTAAACCAAGCTGGGTCGGTATCGGTGTAGTGAACTTCTACATTGGGGTCAATCTTGCGTAGCTCGTGTGTAAGCTCGTCTAGGGTCATAGACGTACGAGCATAGACTCTATCGGCATAGGTTGCCATGGGTACTCCTTTGGGTATGGGTGTGGGGGTATTACTAGGGCAGACTTTGTGGCGTTGTTTGTGTCGGCACGCTGTCTGCCCTAGTGTTTGGTGCTGTGGTGTGGCGTGTGGTTACGCTACTGAGATAGGGTGTAGGCGTGGCGCTGGCGCATCATCAGGGGGTGTGGTCTCTCGTACTAGGACTGTGCGCAAGAAGGTTGCAGTGCCCCAGCTTAGGTCATGACCTATTGACTCGGCGTCAATCTCTACTGATGTACCGCTACGCTCACCGTTGTCCCATTCACGCACACGCATCTCTCCAGTAACAATCACGCGCTCGCCCTTGCTGACTGACTCGGAAACATTTATAGCTAGCTGGTTGAACGCAGTGATGGTGTACCAGTTTGTTTCTCCATCAACCCAACGGTTCTGACTGCGGTCAAACTTTCTGTACATGCTTGCTAGTCGGAAAGATGTGATAGCTGTGCCTTCACTGGTGATGATGTGTCGTGGGCTAGTGGCTACTAGACCTGCTACTGAGAATGATTGTGACATTTGTTTCTCCTTGGTAGTGTGTTGTTGCGGGGGGATTACGGGGGGCTTGCGCCCCCCGTGTGTTACTTGCTAGAAGGTATCATCGGTGTCTAGTGCGGATACTAAAGTAGTTTCTACACGACCGTAGTCTACTAGCACACCTGCTTCTTGGCTAAGGGACACGCTGTGTTGCCATAGGGATTCTTCGTGCTTGAAGAAGAACTCTGTCTGCTCGTACTCACCTTGGTGATGTATCTTAGCCCAGAACATTGGCATGTTCTCTTCGATAGCTTGGTCTTCTTCGTACTGTGCGTACTCGTCATCGGATAGACCCAAGACACTACGACCCATTACTACTGGTGGTGCGTACACATAGTCGTCGTCGTCTTCGTCTAGCCATGCGCTGGGGCTGTACTGAAACCCACCCTTAGCACCTGATGTCTGGTAGCGGAAGTAGTCGTTGTCGTATCCATAGCTACCACTCTTAGGCTTGGGTAGCGTGGTCTTGCTAACTACCATGCCGTCTTCGATGATGAAGTAGTCGAGCTCCTTAGCTGACTGGATAGACTCAGGCATGATGTCTAGCGCAATCAATGCTTCCCATAGCAATGCTTCGGTTGAGCAGAACAGGAACGACCCATCTTCTAGTGTCGCTGTTACAAGTGGTGACCACTGGTAGCGGGCTAGGTGTAGTCGGTTGGGGTCAGTCACATCGAACCATGCGATAGCTGCATCACCTGATAGGTTGTCTAGCATGTCTGTTGAACCTGACTCAAGTAGCGCAGGGATTACACTGGTGTCTACTTCAGGCAACTTGTCAGTTAGCATGGCACGCACTTGGTGGTGATTGTGGATAACACCGTTGTGTACTAGGGCGATGCCTTTGTTGGGTGACCACACTGGGTGGTTGTTGTCATTGACATCGATTGAACCGTGAGTTGCTAGCCTAGTGTGCAGGATAACATTGCTTGCGTCTTCAGGTAAGCCTGCGACTGATAGCAAGCTACCTGTTACTGCACCCTTGTGCACTGAGATGCTACCGTCGATTTCTTGGTATGCATAACCTGATGCCATGTACCCTCGGTCTTCGATACTGCACAGCAATGCGTGTGCTAATGCTTGTGCGTTGATGTTGCTGTTCTTTGATAGGCTAAAGCCTGCGATACCACACATGGGTATCTCCTTTCGTAGTGTGCAGGGGGCGCAACAACTGCGCCCCCTACTGATTGAGTGGGTGAGCTACTGCTCGATAAGGGTGGACAAGGTGAGGTCGTGCCCTGGGTTGTTCTCATCTCCGTGCTTGATGAGTAACTGAATGACATCAGCCAATGAACTGCACGCAGACCACACACGCTGTGGTAGGTCAACCTTGGACACAGCCACCATCTGACGGCAGAACCAAGCCCAACGAACTAGGTACTCGTAGTCGTACACAGGGCCCATGGCACGGAACTCAATGGTGCCGTGCTTGGTCAGTGCACACAGGTTGACATCTTGGTAGCGGTCTCCCGACCCAATGTCATAGATGACCTGAGCTGCAATGGTGGTTGGAATGTACTGCTTGGTGTAGCGTGCCCAGTGTGCCACTTGGTCAAGAGGCAAGTCCTTGCAGTAGTCACGGACTTGACGCTGATAGATTGGCTCAAGCAATGGAGAGATAGCACCGTAAGCAAAGAGCAAGCGTCGAACATCTGATACTGTCACATCGCTAGCATCGACATGCACATGCACACCTGGGCTGGTGTTGTGTCCGTCCATGCCAATCTCTTCGCACAGCTTCTTGAGTCCTGCACTGTGGAAGTGATTGAGGATAGGAGATACGAACTCAGCACATGCGCTACCGTTTGTGCACTCGCTGTCATGGCAGTGGTCATCGTCGTCGCAGTACACACAGCCACAATCGCAGTCGTTGACCTCACTCTCTAGTGAACCATCGTGAACCTCGTGCCAGCCAAGGGGACGGCTAGTGCGCTCAGCGTGCATGGTCTCGACTTCGATGCCCCATGAACGCCAGCTACCTGTGCCGTTGGCAGGTAGTGGGATAGCTCCCCACATCTTAGTGGTAACCTCAAGGTTCATGGTAAGCTGACGCTTACCTGACTTGAGCTGACGCCAGAACTGTTCAAAGGTCTGTGTCTTAGGCACTCGGATTGACTGCTTGGTAGCTGCTGAAGCTTGCTCGATAGCTAGTAGAGAACGCAAGGTGTTAGCTTCTTGCTTGAACATGCGCTTCAAGCTGTCGTGCTTACCAAGGCTGGTAGCTAGGGTGGAGATTGCTCGCAAGTCTTCCGAGGCTGTGGACTTGGCACGGGTACCTCGGAAGGCAATGACTCTGCCTTCGGTGCCGTGCATGGTAGCCCAGATGCGTGGCGAGTGATAGAAGATGCTATCAACATTGCGCAACTTGGCTCTGCTGTAAGCCTGCACACTTAGCGGAGCATCTTCATCTACTTTTGGTAGGCTCCACAAGTATGTGCCACTGTCGTCAGCATCAGCTAGGCGGGGTAGTACTGAGTCCAAGAGCTTGACAATAGACTCGTCACTAATCTTCAGCCAAGTCAAGCGACCTCTAGTCCAACGAGTTTCGATACCTGCGTATCGAACACGCACAGGCTCAGGCTCACCTGATGCGTCGAGAAGCAAGTCGATGAACTTCTCAGGGTGAGCAAGGACATAGTCACTGTGCTTGACTACTGCACGGTACCACTTGTAAACGATAGCTTCGTTGCCGACATTGTGCAGAATGCTCTTGGGTGTAACCATCATCTGCTTGAGTGTTTCGTTGTAGATGCTACCGTAGTTGTCACCGTTGTAACCTGTTACTTGGTCAGCCATCTCGCGGATAGCCACTGTCGTATCCACATCTTTCACGACTATCAAGTCGTCTAGTGCTAATGAAATACTCATGAGAGTATCTCCTTTCTTGTTGTTGTTACTTGCGTACGATGTTGGACGCAAGGTCTTTCAATGGTTCCTACGAACCTTCACATGCAGCATGAGTTACACGCTGCACATGGAGCCACTTAGGACTTGTTGCTTTGCACACACTTGCAAGCGTTGATGTGTATGCTCTTGCTTGCTATCAACACGCTTGCTATCGAGTTGCACTGCTTGCAAGCAAATGCTTTGTGAACTATCTTGCGCATCATTCCCCCTGCACCGAGAGCTTGACCACAGTAAAGTTGTGGACGAACATGTTTAGCCCGCATCTCCAACACTGCTTGTATGGATACGCTAACCAATCAAGCTCTGCACGCAAGTTAGACAGGCTTGTGTGCTCTTCGTGCCCACCTGGTGTTGTCCATAGCTTGTCTCGTCGTGCATCTAACCTCTTGAGCTTTGTTTTAGCGTCAGCATCTCCACTACAAAAGCACTCGAGTTCAGTAAAGATGTTGTCAAACTCAGGTAGCTCTTGTAGCAGAATGTTTCGTGCCTTTACTGCAGCGTGCTTAGTTGCAAACACGCCTCGTGTTGTCTCGAAAACAACTTCTTCAAAGTTGTTTTCTTTCACCCTTAGGGTGCCTGTCGGGTAAGTCTTCTCTATGAGAAGGTAAACTTCACTCATTGCTTGCTCCTTTAGTTCAGGTCTGATTGGCTATTGAAATCCGCAAGCCACTTGCTTACTACTTTTATGAGCCCCTTGAAGTTAGGCTCAACGGTATACCCGCTTGTTTCTTCGTCCCATACAGGGATAGTCGCTAGCGTGTATGTTTTTACGCTCCAAGTGTTACTGACATCTATCACTTGGACATTCTTGCCCATCTTGCCGTCTAAGCATGCCCAGTAGAAACAGAACTGACCATCATCGCTAGTGACAGTTAGCGTCTGTTCTTGTGGCTCTAGTGTTGTGTACATTGCTTACTCCTTTCAGTAAGTCTTGCCTTAAAACGCCCCTGTATAGGGGGGTCTTAGGGGGTTCTCCCCCTACTTGCTTTTGAGCAAGCCTCTATCAAGAAGCTTTAGGTAAGCATCTATAGAGAGAGAACTATACACCTGATTAGGTAAAGCTTTCACTCTAGGAATGTCTACTATCTCTTTGCGCACAGTCTTCACTGTGTCTACACGCATTGAAAGAGCTATCTCTTTGCGTGCATGGCTTTTCTTTCGGCTCATGTGCCTACTCCCTCTCTAGGGTCTCTTTACGCCACAGAGTCTTCTCTGCGGCTCTTGTGTTAGGCAAAGCTTCTAGCTTGTGCCATTCAAGCCTGCGATACTTGTTGCCCATAAGTCTTCCATGAACTTTAGG